TTTTGCTTGAGTATTCCCTGACAAACAGAAAAAGTTTTGGGAACAAGTTTTTCTTGGATTTCAGGGAAAAAATCACTTGTTCCAACGTAAAAGCGGCTTTTCGTATTTTGCTTGAGTATTCCCTGACGGTCACGTGACAAACAGAAAAAGTTTTGGGAACAAGTTTTTCTTGGATTTTTGGGAAAAATTCACTTGTTCCAACGTCAGTGCGGCTTTTCGTATTTTGCTTGAGTATTCCTTGACAAACAGAAAAAGTTTTGGGAACAAGTTTTTCTTGGATTCCACGGAAAAAATCACTTGTTCCAACTTCCGTGCGGCTTTTCGTATTTTGCTCGAGTATTCCCTGACAAATCACGTGACAAACAGGAAAAGTTTTGGGAAAACACTGTTTTGTGTGTTTGACGTACCGGATTTCCTAAAGTTTGTGAAAACATTGTTTCTTTGTGTGACACACCGGATTTCCTAAAGTTTGTGAAAACATTGTTTCTTTGTGTGACACACTGGATTTCCTAAAGTTTGTGAAAACATTGTTTCTTTGTGTGACACACCGGATTTCAGAGCAAAAAGTGTAAACGTTTTGCAACATTTCCAGAGCAAAAAAGTGTAAACGTTTTGCAACATTTCCAGAGAAAAAAGTGCAAAAAAGTGTAAACGTTTTGCAACATTTCCAGAGCAAAAAGTGTAAACGATTTGCAACATTTCCAGAGCAAAAAGTGTAAACGTTTTGCAATATTTCCAGAGCAAAAAAAAGTGCAAAAAAGTGTAAAGTTTTGCAACATTTCCAGAGCAAAAAGTGTAAAGTTTTGCAACATTTCCAGAGCAAAAAGTGTAAAGTTTTGCAACATTTCCAGAGCAAAAAGTGTAAACGTTTTGCAACATTTCCTTAGCAAAAAAGTGTAAACGTTTTGCTTCAAGTTTCCAACGTTTTCCTCGCCGTTTGCTACGCGTTATCGTTGTTGTCATGACAATTTCTGTGGCTATTTTCCGTAGTGATGACAATTTCTGTAGCTATTTTCCGTAGTCATGACAATTTCTGTGGCTATTTTCCGTAGTCATGACAATTTCTGTGGCTATTTCCCGTTGTCATGACAATTTTTGTTGGGTTTTTGCATTGTCATGACGATTTCGATCCACAACTGCGTATAAAATGGTCCGCATTTTCGCTACCATACTCATAACCATGCCTGCTCCAGTCATTTCTACTCCGCCAGCTGCTTTTATGGCTTCGACTGCTTTAGCTCCTTTTTCGGCTGGAGCCATGATGTCGACGACGACGTTTTCATCGTTGACATCTTGCGATTGCTGTCCTTATTTAAATTCTTTGGGTGAGTTTACTGTTGTTTTGCTGCTATGTTGAACTTTTACTTATCTGTGTGTATCTGTGTGTATGTGTGTGTGTGTAGGGTTTTCGCGATTTCGTTCCCCTTTTTTCAAGTATTTCATGTCGGTGGACAATCGAGCGAAAACCATCGACTCGTCCGCCGCCTCGTGTGGCTTCTATCAATCACATTCTGCTTACGTGGTTTTTAATTGCTTGAAATGTCTCAAATCCCAATTGCAATGTCTCTATATATTTCCCTATAAATCGACGCCCATCTTTTTTAAAGTCTGCAACTGCGGCATGACGGGAATTTCGACGCAGATTGTAGGTGAAATGTTTATGATGGAATCATTCGGTGCCATGTTGCAAGCCACCGTGAAAGACATTTGGATCCAGAAATTATGTATTTACTGTGGCAACGTTGACTCTCATTCGTCGAGTTGTATTTTTTACCAACACGTGCCAGGTAAAAAGTCTCGCTCGACGTGCGTCGTTTGTTTCGAAGCCGCCACCATTCTTTTTCCCTGCAAACATGTCGTTTGTTGTCCCAATTGTGCTCTAAATGTCGACCACTGTCCGCTCTGTCGCCAACCTGCTGATTATTTTAAAATTTTAACTTTTTAGCCTATCCGATGCAGATGAATCATCCGGCGTGGGCCAAATTTGAATTGCGCTTCATCTCTTATAACAGAGATCCCAATTATTTGCATTTAGCTTCTAAAGGCTTTTTTCGTCACGCTTCGTGCAACGAAAACGTTTGCTTTGTCTGCAACTCTATCGATGAACACGCCCTTTTTTGTCCTCTGCACGACCAACGTACGCGAATCTCGGTGAATGACGCCACTCTTTGCGACGAATGTCCCAACACTGCAGACACCGTTCTCCTACCGTGCGGATGTTCGTTTCTCTGCGCCACCTGCGCTTGTCAGTACGGCATCTGCCCTCGCTGCAATACCAATATTACCGCTTTTGTTACGGTTTTTTTGAACGATGAATGAAAATTTTTTTTCTCAATAAACGAGTTGCATCATGAATACTATTTACTGCTTTTCTCTCGATAAAATGTTTGCTTCTTTTTTTAATAATGTCGCTACAGCCATTAACAGTCTAACTAATAAAGATTTTGAGTACTTTTGGAAACGCGGTCTCTATCGCCTAGTTCCTCTCACCAAGGGAGGCTTTGGAGCCATTTACGAATTAGAAATCAACGGTCACAAGGTGGTAGACCGCAAACAAGCTGATGTCATCGTCAAAATGAACAATAACGGTTTCAAACAATCGGCTCTTTTGTTTGAAGGCGTTTGGTTGCTCGACTTTGATTTGGCTGAAATTTATTTTTGCCCATTCATTTCCTATTTGAACAAAATGAAAGTCTGTCCTTTTCTCTGCAACTACATCAGTGCCAACATTGTCGACAAAGATTACGTTCTCTTCATAGAACGCTACTCGTATGAAGTCATGACTTTTTTACCGCATCTCACCGTCGACTACGTCATTCAATTTCTTTTCCAGTTAACCTATTCTTTTTACATTATCAAGCAATATTTGGGAATGGTACACTTTGATGTTCATTTACGTAACGTGATGGTGGCCAAATCGACGTCGTCATTTCTTTTGGCCGACGCCAATAAAAAACGAGGCATTTATCTGCCTCACATGGCATATGAAGCGAGGTTGATCGACTTTGGATTTTGCACCATGGATTTGCGACACAGTATCGATCCTCATTTGAGAGGCGATTTCCAGTGTGCGCCGCACAATTTCAGTCGAACACCAGCCATATCGGAACTCTTCAAGACAACTAGAGACACTCGCTCTAAACTGCTCACTGTAGAAATACAATATTTCTGTTTACATCTCTATCAGATTATCGCTCGTCAAGCACCTCAGCATCCCATTTTAAAAGCCATTCAACAATTTTGCGATTGCATGTACGACCAGGTGGTCGATTTGACTCAACCCGCTCTCCAACGCGATCGTTTCATTTTGCCGCAACACGACGTCGGTGTCGTCTGCGCGGCCATACGTAAACCCAGCGATCTCATTGTCGGGCTCGAACGCTATTGTCATTTGTACGGCAGTGTCATTTACGACAAGGAAAGCGATCTTCAAATATCGACGCCTTTCAAAAACACGACCGTTGTCAAGGAAAATGCCAAACTCGTTTTGAACGTCAACAAATTGCACGTCTATAAAAACTATCAAAATTTTATAAAAACATCCATACCGGATATTCGCTGGTTTGAATCCACTTTTACCGTCATAGAAAACACTTATGGTCACGTTTACAAATTTCCCATCAATTGTTGGGTCGATAAAATCTCTAGCGACCGTTCGCCTTACAACGCCATTTCCATCTTCAGAAAAGATGTACCCTACAATATTCGTAATGCTTATTTGACGCATCACGGTGCTCGCGTCACGTTTCACGTCAATCGGCGTACGGAAGACTTTTCAAACTCGTTTTACGCAGGTAAATTTCTCTTCATCAAAGGTACACTGTACGCTTGCGAACATTTGCCTCCGCTCATGTTTGGTCTTTCTGATGATTACTTTTGTATTTTCAGTTTCAAATCGGACAAGTGTAAATACGTCGAGAAAATTATCCAACTTCATCACCTCAACTATCTTATCGATGCTTCCAATGCGTGCGGTTTTCACTATCAAGGAGATCCTATTTACGGACACATGACCACGAAAAAACCTCTATTTTATATTTCGATTAATAATGAATAGAGTTTCATAAAAAAATTATTTCTATGAAACTGTTTTAGTCGGATTGTCTCATTACCATTAAATTAATTGTATATATCAATAAATGAATGAAACGGCTAAATTAGCTCTCTTTGTGGCTTTGGTTATGTTGGTATTATCTGGGGCTATTTACACTAGCGCCTACTTTAAAAAGACTGGTCCCGAAGGTCAAATGTTGAGTTTAGTTCCCGATCGGGTCGTCGTCACCGATCCCGTGACTGGTGCTCTCATTTCGTCGTCGGTGAAAACCAAAGAACTCGCCGAATGTTGCCCTCAAAAAATCATCAATGACACGACGGCTAGTTTGACCAACACGTTCAGCAGTAGTTTTACCGACAAGAATTTTCTGCGACGAACTAAATTGGAACCGGGCGCCATTTTAGTCGCCGATGCCGTCGGCAACGTTTCCAGTTCACAAATCGGTATTCCTTTCATCACGTCGTGTTGCGAAAGTATTAAAGCGTTAATCGACGACGTTCAGCCTAAATCCGATGGTCTTTACAGCAGTTTGAAAACGGATGCCACGTACGTTAAAAAACCGGAAACAAGTGTCACCCAACGACCAGTCACGTACAACGCCTATACTGGCGCACTGGAAATGGTGACATTGCCGGCCAATAGTATTTTATCGACCGATACCAACGGCGATATCGTTACCACACCCTACAGTTTGCCTTCGTGTTGCGATAAAATCAAGGACACGATCGTCGACTACACTACCACGTTCAGTTCCAATTATATTGATACCAATTACCAACGACGAGCTGTCGCCGGTTCTCAACATTTACTCATGATGGACGACTACGGAAATTTAGTCGACAGCGGACTGACGCCCACTATCGTCAATGCGTGCTGCGAAACGGCTCGCAACGCTTTGTCGCCGAGCAATATTATTGACGGCGGTGGCAACGCGTTGTACAGCGCTCCCAAGATAGACGCCACGTTTCAAAAGAAAACCACGGCTCCGGCTAACGCTCTCCTCATGCCCGATGCCAACGGCAATCTGGTTGACAGTGGATTGACGCCGGCGGCTATTCAAGCGTGTTGCACGCAAGCTGCCAACGCCGCTTCTGACTCGCTACTCAAATCAGATATCGTCGACACGTCCCTCTCGGCGACTAAATTGTATTCGTCTCTGAAAATTGACGACACGTTCCAGAAGAAAGCTATCGCTCCTGCCAATGCTATCGTCGTCGTCGACGCTAAAGGCGATCTCGTCGACAGCGGGTTCACTCCACAATTTCTTCAAAATTGTTGCGCTCAAGCCGCTACCGGTTCAGCCAATGGACTCATGAAATCAGATATCGTCGACACGTCCACGGCCACCGACAAATTGTATTCGTCCAGCAAAATCGATGCCACGTATACCAAAAAGACGACAGCGCCAGCCAACTCGCTACTCATGCCCGACGCCAACGGTAATCTGGTCGACAGCGGTCTCACGCCTTTGGCTATTACCACGTGTTGCACGGCCGCTATAACAGCCGCCAATGAATCGTTGAAAATTGTCGATATCGTCGACACGTCTACGGCTACCGATAAACTTTATAGTTCTTCGAAAATTGACATGACGTATCAAAAGAAAACCACCGCTCCAGCCAATGCTTTACTCATGCCCGACGCCAACGGTAATTTGGTGGACAGTGGACTGACGCCTAGTGCCATACAAGCGTGTTGCACGCAAGCCGTTGGCGCTGCTACCAATTCCTTATTGAAAACAGATATTGTCGACACATCGACATCTACCGATAAACTTTACAGTTCTTCCAAAATCGACATGACGTATCAAAAGAAAACGACAGCACCAGCCAATTCGCTTCTCATGCCCGATGCCAACGGCAATCTAGTGGACAGTGGCCTAACTCCTACCGCCATCCAAGCGTGCTGCACGCAAGCTGTTAATGCTGCTACCAATTCCTTATTGAAAACCGATATTGTCGACACGTCGACATCTACCGATAAACTCTACAGTTCTTCTAAAATAGATGCTACGTTTACCAAAAAGACGACGGCGCCAGCCAATGTGTTACTCATGCCAGATGCCAATGGTAATCTGGTCGACAGCGGCATTACGCCGGCTTTCATCAGTGCTTGTTGCCAAGAAACGGCTGACGCTAAAATTGGCGTTTCCAATGCTTTGATGAAAAGCGATATCGTCGACACTTCCACTTCGGCTACTAAACTCTATTCGTCAAGTAAAATCGATGCCACCTATCAAAAGAAAACGACCGCTCCAGCCAATTCGTTGCTCATGCCCGACGTCAATGGAAATTTAGTCGACAGTGGCCTCACTCCTACAGCCATCCAAGCGTGCTGCACGCAAGCTGTCGGTGCCGCCACCAATTCCTTACTGAAAACCGATATTGTTGATACATCGACATCTACTGACAAACTTTACAGTTCGTCCAAAATCGATGCTACGTATAGCAAAAAAACGACAGCGCCGGCCAACTCGCTTTTGATGCCTGACGCCAGCGGCAACCTAGTGGACAGCGGATTGACACCAGCCGGTATTCAAGCGTGTTGCACGCAAGCTGTCAATGCCGCCACCAATTCCTTATTGAAAACCGATATTATTGACACGTCGACATCTACCGATAAACTCTACAGTTCATCCAAAATCGATGCGACGTATCAAAAGAAAACCACGGCGCCGGCCAATACGTTACTCATGCCCGACTCTAACGGTAACTTGGTCGACAGCGGCATCACTCCGGCTTTCATTAGCGCCTGCTGCCAACAAACCACCAACGCTACTACCGCTGTGGCCAACGCTTTATTGAAAAGTGATATCGTCGACACGTCCACTTCGGCTACCAAACTTTATAGTTCTTCTAAAATCGATGCCACGTATCAAAAGAAAACCACGGCGCCAGCCAACGCAATCTTGGTTCCCGATGCCAACGGCAACCTAGTCGACAGTGGACTGACACCGACAGCCATCCAAGCGTGCTGCACGCAAGCTGTCAGTGCCGCCACCAATTCCCTACTTAAAACCGATATTGTCGACACGTCCACGGCCACTGACAAACTCTACAGTTCGGCTAAAATCGATGCGACGTATACCAAAAAGACGACAGCGCCAGCCAACTCGCTGCTCATGCCCGACGCCAACGGTAACCTAGTGGACAGTGGACTGACACCGACAGCCATCCAAGCTTGTTGCACGCAGGCAGTCAGTGCCTCTACCAATTCCTTATTGAAAACCGACATTGTCGATACGTCCACATCGACTACCAAACTTTATTCGTCGAGTAAAATCGATGCTACTTATGCCAAAAAGACGACCGCGCCAGCCAACTCGCTTTTGATGCCTGACGCCAGCGGCAATCTAGTGGACAGCGGGCTGACACCAGCCGGTATTCAAGCGTGTTGCACGCAAGCTGCCAGTGCTGCCGCTAATTCGCTTTTGAAAACAGATATCATCGACACGTCCACTTCCACGACGAAACTCTATTCGTCAAGCAAAATCGATGCCACGTATCAAAAGAAAACGACAGCTCCGGCTAATGCTTTGCTCATGCCCGATGCCAATGGTAATTTAGTCGACAGCGGCATCACGCCGGCATTCATTAGCGCCTGCTGCCAACAAACCAGCAACGCCACTACAGCTGTAGCCAATGCCTTATTAAAAAGTGATATCGTCGACACGACAACGTCCACTAGCAAACTTTATAGTTCTTCCAAAATCGATGCCACCTTTCAAAAAAAGACGACAGCGCCGGCCAACGCAATCTTGGTTCCCGATGCCAGCGGCAACCTAGTGGACAGCGGATTGACACCAGCCGGTATTCAAGCGTGTTGCACGCAAGCTGCCAGTGCTGCCACCAATTCCTTATTGAAAACCGATATTGTCGACACGTCCATTTCGGCTACTAAATTGTACAGTTCATCCAAAATCGATGCCACGTATCAAAAGAAAACGACAGCACCGGTCAATGCTTTGCTGATGCCCGACGCTAGCGGTAATTTAGTCGACAGCGGACTGACACCCACAGCCATCCAAGCGTGCTGCACGCAAGCTGTCAGTGCCGCCACCAATTCCCTATTGAAAACCGATATTGTCGACACGTCCACATCAGCGACGAAACTCTATTCGTCGAGCAAAATCGATGCCACCTATCAAAAGAAAACTACCGCGCCAGCCAATGCTTTGCTCATGCCTGACGCTAGCGGCAACCTAGTGGACAGCGGCTTAACACCGACGTTCATCAACGCGTGTTGCACACAAGCTTCCAACGCGTTGACGGCCAGCACAAACGCTCTAGTGAAAACGGATATCGTCGACACTTCGACATCGGCTACTAAATTGTACAGTTCAACCAAAATCGATGCCACCTATCAAAAGAAAACGACAGCTCCTGCTAATTCTATTCTCATGCCGGACGCTAGCGGAAATTTAGTCGACAGTGGCTTGACGAAAACATCTATCGAAGCGTGCTGCACGCAAGCCGCTAATGCCGCTACCAATTCCCTATTGAAAACCGATATCGTCGACACTTCGACATCGGCTACCAAACTCTATTCGTCGAGCAAAATCGATGCCACCTATCAAAAGAAAACCACCGCGCCAGCCAATGCTTTGCTCATGCCTGACGCCAACGGCAACCTAGTGGACAGCGGCTTGACACCGACGTTCATCAACGCGTGTTGCACGCAAGCTTCCAACGCTCTAGCTACAAGCAATAACTCTTTACTAAAAACCGATATTGTCGACACGTCCACATCCGCTACGAAACTGTATTCGTCTAGCAAAATAGATGCCACGTATCAAAAGAAAACTACGGCTCCCGCTAATGCTATTCTAACGCCAGACGCTAGCGGTAATCTAGTAGATAGTGGTTTGACGAAAACATCTATAGAGGCGTGTTGCGCTCAGGCCGCCAATGCCGCCACCAACTCTTTGTTGAAAACGGATATCGTCGACACGTCCACGTCAGCCACGAAATTGTATTCGTCCAGCAAGATCGATGCCACTTTCCAGAAAAAGACGACGGCTCCGGCCAAAGCTCTGCTGATGCCCGATGCTAGCGGTAATTTAGTCGACAGCGGTTTGACTCCCACGTTTATCAACGCGTGCTGCACGCAAGCTTCCAACGCTCTCGCTGCTAGCAATAATTCGTTGTTGAAAACGGATATCGTCGACACGTCCACTTCTGCCACGAAATTGTATTCGTCCAGCAAAATCGATGCGACCTATCAGAAAAAGACGACGGCGCCGGCTAACGCTCTGCTGATGCCCGATGCTAGCGGTAATTTAGTCGACAGCGGCTTGACTCCCACATTTATCAACGCGTGCTGCACGCAAGCTTCCAATGCTCTCGCCGCCACCAACAACGTCCTCTTGAAATCCGATATTAAAGATTCCGGCTTATTGGGTGCTCCGTCTACCACTTCATTGTGGTCATCTAGTAAAATAGATTCGACTTTTCAAAAGAAATCGACGGCTCCGGCTAATACGTTGTTGATGTTGGATGCTAATGGTAATTTAGTGGGTGCCGGTTTCACTTCCGCTCAGCTTGAAACGTGCTGTTCGACTTCCAATCAAAGCGCGACTTCAACCAGTTTGTTGTATCTCCAGTACACCAACGTGTTTGCTTATTTTAATGCTGTAGCCAATACGTGGACTTTGGCGTCGTACTTTACCAAACGTTACGACACTACCGGCGGCTGGTATGCTAGTGGAAAATTTCAACCTAAAAAAGCCGGCGTGTGGTCGATTCGCGCGACTGCTTGGGCTCCTCGAACATTGGGCGGTAATCGTATTCATTTTTGTTTGGCTCAAAATGCGGCCATGAATCCCTTGTGGCAAGACGTCAATTCGTGGAATAATTCCACGCAAAGTAATTTGACAACATTTACGGCTAAAGTCGACGCTATTTTTGTTTTGAATGGATCCACCGATTACGTGTCGGCGTATTTTATGACCAATTCGTTGCCGCAGGATTTCGACGTTTTGGAAAATTGCAACATGTTTCAAGCCTACTATTTAGGTGGCGCTTAGATTCAAATCACTTTCTGAGAGATTCGAATCTTTATTCTATCGAAGGAAACGACGTCAATTCACTCGTGGTCAAACTTGTACTACTACTGCTACTGCCATTATTTCTGACTCGTTGAATGATTGTTCCCAGTAATCCGCCGATAATCATAGTGATTCCTACGTAGAGCAACCATTGGTATCTATCGGTAGTTTTAACAGCGGTAACGTCAACGGCGGCCAATTGAACGACTCCTTGCGGGTAAAACTGAAATTTACATCCGTCGCCGCTCTTGTAGAAAGTGATTTCGGGCACTTGTTTGGCGACGGTGCCACCCGTTTCCGTCAGACGAGCGTCGACGACGCGACACGATGACGATTTCAGGCACGCATCCATGGCTTGCCGAACGATAGTCGTCCTTGGAACGCTACCGTCCACATTACCGGTACAGGTGTCTCTGAACGGTCGCGTGTAATTGGACGATTTCATGTACGTTTTTCCTAGGGTAAAGTACAAGGCAAAAAACACGCCTCCGATGGCGATCATGAGAGGAAAAACGAAACGCAAAGCGTTGGACGTGACTCGCGCCGCGACCAGCACGGGCACGAGCACGAAAGCCAAAACGGCCGCCGCTAACCAGGCCAAATTGAAACCTTCCAATTTCGATTCGGCTTCCTGATTCAATCGTTGTTGCACGTCGTCGATGGCTTTCACGCCGAGCACGCTTTTCAGCGCGCACTTGTCGAATATTTCGCTCATCTGACTCAGAACGTTGTTGGTAATGTTGACGCTACCTTTGACGTTCTTGATGGTGATGCTTTGCACGTTGTTGGCGTTCAACACGCACGATTGACGGATAGCGTTGTTGATGGTCGTTTGGCTTTTCACGATAGATTCTGCCGTATTCTTGGCATCGTCAAAAGTAAAAAAATTCAATCCGCTCACCAACGATTTCGCCAATTGATCGAGTTGCACGCCGATTCTTTTTTGCGAATCGACATTACTGATGCTGTCCATCAATACCGTCATGTTGACTTTGGCCGTTTGCGTGATGGTGTTGCCGCTAATGTTGACATCGCCACCGCTACCGTCGACGCTGATGATTTGCGTGTTACTCGTACTAATGGTGCTCGTCTGTACCGTTTCAGCGGCTATTTTCGAATAGATATCTACGACTGCTTTAGCTACGTTAGTCGATTTAGCATTTCCCATTTATTATGCTTCTTTTACAACAAGGAAAATATTTTTTCTAATGTCAATGGATTCAAGAAATTTTCATAGTGATCCATGCACGTTTTCCAATTGTTCGGTCCGCATCCGGTGGCTTTGAATTGATCCGTCTTGTCCTGGCGCACGCGGTAACCGTACCACGCTCCGACTTTATCGGTTGACGCCGCGTCTTGATTGGCATCTTCCTTCCAGTGGCACTCGACGACGCAATCCGTTTCCTCGCCACGATACTCGCTGCACGGTGTGAATTCGACCAGAAAATAATTGGCGTCTGTATCGGGAGGCGTGTCGTTCAATTCGTCGTACTGCGCTCGAGCAATGAGGCACCAACATTTGCCGTCTTTGATGTAGAAATCGACCGTGTCGTTGGACTTTTTGTATTTGTACACGGGACTTTTGCCGTGAACTCGCGTTAAAATGAAGCCCTCATCGACGCTATCGTAATGATCTCGAATGTAATTGAACGGGTACGACGTAAAGACGCAATTGTTGAGAAATAGGATCTTGTTGTCGACCAATTTTTTCAGGGAATCGTGTCGTTTCGTGTAATCCACTCGAAAACTGTTGGTCTCAAACAGATAAATAACGTCGTCTTTGTTTTCGTCGCCTTTGATGTATTCGCCGTAGGCCACGAATTCCATGTGAGGAAACGTCGGCACTTGGCACACTCTCTTTTCGTTGATGTCGTACGCGTATCCGTCTCCGTTGATGGCCACCAGTTCTCCATCACGTTTCTTGGTCACGCCGTACAAACCGTGAATGGTCGGTACCGTAGCGGCAGTCAATGAGAAGGGTTTCTTGAAGAAGCGAAACAACATTGTGTGCAGTGTGTTCAGAGGATACTGTTAAACTTCCAACCTAGCGATTTAAAGATAGTTTTGCAAATTTTATCTGTCAATAGTTTTCTTTCATTGGATTTTATCAACATGAAATGATCAGCGTGAACGTTGATATTGTGATGCTTTAGTAGTAAAAATAAGATGTATTGTGTATTAAAATTTTTCTTATTCAATTCCTTGAAATTCTTCAACTCCATATTGATGATGTCAAATTCTTGCAAGAGCTGCTCTTCAATGAAGGAAATGTCGCACGGAGGTTGACCCGTAATCAAATGGTGAATCAACACGTAGTCGTCATAGTACTTACTGTAGCCTAAATTTTTCATAATCATACACACGTGACTGAGACTGATGGTCGTCAACCGATAGTCGCTCAAATGGTTACTAATATTTTCTAAAATAGTTGGAGGTATAGTGTTCTTTTGTTTACCCTGAAAACGTATCATGCAGTCGCGAAAATGTTGGTTTCGATCGTAAATGTATTTGGGATTGACGCGCGTCGTGTCCGTATTGCTCGACTGTATAAAGTAGACTTTCTCCGATTTGCACGTGTAGCAAATGTTGACTGTTTCGTCGAAAAAGTAGCCGAGAGTCGAACCGCAATACTGGCACGTGTTCGGATCGTCTTTTTGCTGATCGACCACTTTGACGTTGTAGTAGTACTTTTTGTAGCAATCAAAAATTTCCCAAAAATTTTTCACCACGTACGTTTTACGCGCGTGATGCTGCTGCTTGGTGCCGTCCTCTTTCTGGAAGAACGTGTTCACCGTCGGCATTTGCATCAGCTGCACGTACTCTTTGAGAATCGAACGAATTTCTACGAAATAGAAACGAATAAAATTAATATTTTTAATGGTGGTACGAATCTCGTCCAGATCGTCAATCAAGTGACTGCGAACGCGTTCCGAGAGCCACGGTTGCGACAGGTAGTCGCACACTTGTTGTTCGCGAGTCGTCAACCCTTCTAGCTGACTAATTTCCTCCTTAAAATGTGTTTCTATTTGTTTGTGAAATTCCAAGATATTATCCATCTTTACATCTAAACTAGGAATTTTTAATCAACAAAAATCTATTCTGGCGTTATAATAAATATATTATCAAAAAATGGCGCAATCGAATATCACTTCAGGATTTATTGATATTGCAACATTGGATGAGATCGAAAAGTACATGTACTCGGGACCCGATGCCATCGTTTACTTTGTCCGCTCCACCTTGAAATCGACTTGGTTCACTCAGATTCCCGTATTGTTGTCGCGCAACAACGGCAATGCCGGTTTCGGGCAAGAGTGGAGTGTCAGCGTCAGTCGCGCCGGTGACTACCTCATTCACGTGTGGCTTCGCGTCGTCGTTCCCGCCGTCACTCTCAAAATTACCAATAGCTTTGCCGCCAACGGTCGCCTTCGTTGGACCAAAAATTTCATGCACAATCTCATTCGAGAGACGAGCATTTCTTTCAACGATTTGTTTGCTCACACCATCCACAATTATCATTTGGATGCCTATTCTCAGTTCACTGTCGAAGCTAGTAAACGCGCCGCTTACGATCAAATGATTGGCAACATTGGCGACATGATCGATCCTCACGGTCCAGGAGACACTATTCCTAGTCAAACGCTCAATCTCGTTTTACCCTTCTTTTTCACTCGCGATGTTGGCGTCTCTCTACCCACCGCTGCCATCCCTTACAACGAGATGCACATTAATTTCCAGTTCCGCGACTGGAAAGAATTGCTCATTTTGGACAATGCAGCCGCCGCCGGAGCTCAAGTCAACGTGCCTGTTGTCGGTGTCGATATCGATGCCGCTCCCGTCTTGGAAAGCGTTCAAGTATGGGCCAACTACGCCATCGTCAGCAACAAGGAACGTATTCTGATGGGTAAATCTCAACGTACCATTTTGATTGAACAAGTTCAAATCGCTCCTCGTCAATCGTTCAATCCCAAAGCCAATCCAGTTCCTAGCTACGACGTTCGTTTCAATCACGCCGTCAAAGCCCTCTTTTTCCAGGTTCGCAATTCCACATTTGCCAATCAGTGGTCCAATTACACGACTGCCTCTCCCGTCGTCACTCCAACTACTACAGCTATCGATTACGAAAGCCGCTACGCTCGCGATCCCATCAAGCACACGACGCTCATCTACGAGAATTCCAATCGTTTTTCCAACATGGGTAGCGATTATTTCAGTCTAGTCAATCCCTACTATCACGCTCCAGCTTGTCCCACCGACACTGGCTACCATTTGTATTCGTATTCGTTGAAATTCAACGATCTCGATCCCATGGGCAGTACCAATTACGGTAAATTGTCCAACGTCAGCTTGGTGCCAGCTGCTAGCGATGACGCCATCATAGCCAGTAACGGCACAGGCCCCGTCTTGTCGGGCACCAATTTCGGTCAGACGTTCGAATTTATAGTCACCGTCATCGTCAACAATATTATCCGCATTGCCGGCGGTACAATGGGTTTCCCTGTTTTGTAAATTGAGAGTTTAAAAAGTGAGCTTGTACTAAGAAATTATTATATTATTATAATGAGTCTAAGATTGAAAAAAGAAAGATGGCAACCGGACCCGTTTGTGCCGCCTTTGACGTTGGAAGAAACGCGAGCCGCTTGCGCCGCATTGCACATTGTCGACTACCCGCAGGTGGAACGCGCCGTTCAAGATCCACCCATCGAAGGTCAAAAGTATGCTCTTTTTAGTTTTTTCCCAGCCGCTCCCGGCGGCATCAACAAGTACAACGTGTTGGCTTTCGCCAAAATTAGAGGCGTCTACGCCACCGAAGAAGAAGCGGCTACGGCTGCCAGAAAAATCATCAGAAAAACAGACAGTTGCAACAAGATTCACACCGTCGTCGTCGGTCGTCCTTTCCCCATCTGTGAAGCCATCATGGGTAAAGTCGTCGATAAGGTTGTTCTCGATGACGACTATCAACAGGCCGAAAAAGAGATGCGAAAACGCGCCGAGGCCAGCGAACAGGACACGACTCGAGAACTTCAAGATCGAACCAAAGCGCTACTGGACGACGTTGACGAAACCAAAGCCAAAGATCCCGTTGAAACGTACATTGTCAAACGCAACAAAATGGCCACCATCGCCGCTCTGTACACTCAACACTTGGAGCAAATCGAAAAATTTAAAACGATCATGATTAAAACTCATGGTGAAATTATCGAGTTGGAAACGCCTGAAATTCTCGCTTGCTACCAACAAGTTTACGACGCCAAATGTCAAGAATCAGGCATTGTCCCCGACGCCGTTATACAATCCTATTTTAAAACGATACCATCCTTTGATTTTTTAAATAATAAATGTTAGAAAGAAGTCAAATCATCGCCATAATAATAATTATGATTGTGACTCCTTGGCTCATGTGGATGACGATCCCTTTTGGTAGAGATGGCGGCAGTAGTCCGTCTCCAGGTGGTGGTGGTGGTGGCGGCGGAAGTCCTACTCCCGGTGGTGGTGGTGGTGGTGGCGGGGGTACCACTCCTCCGAAACCGGGTCCGACCCCGAACGGCGCGTTCCCCACGTCGCAAGAAATCATGTTTAAATCCAAAGAGGAATGTCAGACGAAAGGCGGTGTCTTGAACTGGGTCGGCGATTCGGTTTTGTTGACGTGCAACAATATCGTCCGTTTTGGACAGCCCGAATCGCCCATTTTCAATGAATTGGATCAAGTCAAAGCGGCTATCGCTTCGGGCGCTTTGAAACCGGCTACGGAAAAAGATCGATTGGTCGAATACTTTAAACTCGTCTATCCCAATTCACCGGCGACATCGTGGTCGTCGATGAGCGAAGCCGATCTCGTCGGTCGCTACCAAAAATTGGAAATCTACTACAAAATGCCTCCGGAAATTCAACCAGCCACGCCCATTACACCTCGTCGCGATGTGACGAATCAGTTTTTCCGCGTACCCAACGGCGTGACTCTCGATCAAGACGCCAATGTTTTGGGTCAAGTTGGACCCTATTTGGAAGTCATTCGTTTCGGACCCATGTACTCGTTTTTCGCCGACCCGACTCTTTTTGTCGGCACCTATTACTATCCCGTTCGCGGTTCGGGACTCTACTTGCCGTTGGGTAAAACCTTGGTGGCCTACAACAAAGTGCACGCCATGAAACTGTTGGGTGCCGCCAACGACCAAATCGTTTTGTACGGCGGTCGTGATTTCCAGTCGTTTTTGCGTCGCGATTCGGAATCGGCTGAATTTACAGCCGATGCTTTTGTCAGCGTGTGCGCCGTCAACAAACGAGCGACCAGCAACAATCCCGGTTGCGATAAAATCTTCAACTATTTTGCCAACACTATTCGCTACAAAGCCAAAGCTCTCGATCGACTCGTCGGCGAAATGGCCGCCGGTAAATCTCTGAGGTACGACACTCGAGCCGTCAACGGTGTCACTAAAAAGACGTTGGTCTACTACGGTTGCGGCGACACGGGCGATAAATTTCTGGCTCAATTGGCTCGCAATCGCGGCTACAATACGTTGCAATTTTTGCGCGAAGCTCAAATGGAATTGGACGGAGACGCCATCGTCGGCTATGAACTGTTGCATCTCGTCGAAAATGCCTACAGTCAAACGGCCCTCATGCGACTCGATCCCATGCGTATGCCATTGTACATGCCCGAGGGAACGACTCCGGCCATTCCACCAAACTATCTATTGACTAAAGATGTTATGAGCGTCGACGTGAAGGCCGTCATCAATTCAGAATTTAAACCGTTTAATCAAAAAGTCTTTGACATTGATCTCATTGTACAAGAACGAAATTCGAGAGCTCCAGCACCTCCGCCAAATCCAAATCCAGCACCTCCGCCAAATCCAAATCCAGCACCTCCGCCAAATCCAAATCCAGCTCCAGCTCCAGCTCCAGCTCCAAATCCAGCTCCAGTAGTCGTGGGCGCTTCTTGGGGTCGTCGTTATTAAAAAATTTCAAAAATATATAATGTGTTTTTGAAATTTAATCCGAAGAGTCTTCCGTATCCGAAGCCAAAACGCTAGTGATTTTACTAAACATCAGAGGAATGTCTCGCATGCCGTCGTCGGTCACGGTTGTCGACGACGTCGTGATGGTGGTCGAGGCGGCGGTCGTCGATCGTTGCTCTTTCAATTTCTTTTGGTGTTTGCTGCATTTCGTCGTGTTTCCGGAATTCTTTTGACCGCACTGTTGCCCGATACGTTGACCTTTGGTGAACGTGTGAGTGCACTTGTTGTCGTCGTTGACTAAAGTCGCTACAGTATCAGGGTCACTGCCATTCCACAACGTTCGCAGTTCCAATTCGTTCAGAGAATACCTGACAGATATTCTATCTATAAATGCGTCCACTGTATTTTGTTGTGCTTTAACCAAGTCATTGAGTAGTTCTAAAATGGTACTGACTAAATTTTCCGACATGGTGAACGTTTGATGCAACTTTCAAAACACGAGCGTTCGTCACCGTTTCAATTCCACGACTACTTGGCATTGTCAGCAACACAGCTTAAATAACCCACAATGGGTTTCTTTTTAGTTCCATGCGCTGGGCATCGTTTCAATGTCGAGACTGATTTACCTTTTTTTATTTCAGGTAAATGTAGAATAAATTATGAACAATTATCTGACGTATTCTCAGCTTCAGGGAAATCAACCTCTGAACAATAAAAGTATGGATAAAACCTCTCATTACGAAAAAGAAAAACCACCTCGTGACTACCCGCACGCTCACGGTCAACCGTTGACGCAAATGCCCCAGTTTTCCGATGTTCTCGCCCACTCACCGGCCAGACAATCGCATTCCATCATGGCGAAAGAAGTAGTTCCTCTGCATCCCGCTCATCCTGCAGCGCAACCCGTCAAACACACGGCCGTCGATAAAATCGTGCGGCAACATCGCAGCGACAACGACCACGGCGGCGAAGATTGTCCCATTTTCAGTCTCTACAAAACCGATTTGCAATTCAACAAGTACATTGCCGCCACGGTCGCTGCTGCTGCTCATCAAAATGTCTTTCCCGTCGAATTCGATTGGCGTCATCACGTGTCTCTTCCCGTCGCCCGTCATCAGGGAACGTGTGCCAACAATTTCGCCGTCACCGTCGTCTCGACTCTGCAAGATCGACGCATCGTTCACGGCGAACCCGCGTTCGACTACACACCTTGCATGAAATGTCACTCGGCCGAAGGTAATGCCGCGCAACTTGTCAGTCAATTGTCGTCGTCGACCACGCCGCGTTGCTCGTGTCTCTCTAAAATTCAAGCCACCGTCGACAATGTGCGCTGGCTGACGGACATTGACGCCATCAAACAAGCGATCGTCACTCAAGGACCCGTCATAGCCGGTATGTTGGTCTACTCCAATTTCTTGTCGGGTCATTTCGGTGAACACGGCATCTATCTCGATCGTGTCGTCACTCATCATCCGCACACCAAATTCGCGTCTCCCGCGTCTCTCGTCGGCGCCATCACGGTCGTCATCGTCGGTTGGGGTGTCGCCGCCGACGTGCAAACCAGTTCTTTCACCTACGAATCGGTTCCCTACTGGATTTGTCGCAACACTTGGGGCCCGCAATGGGGACCGAACGATGGCTACTTTAAAATCGCGACGCATCGTCACAATAAACATGTGCAACTCGAACGACCCTTTCATTACAAGCAAGCCCAGTGCGGTGGAGTGATCACGTTCGATTTACGTCCCCTAGCCAAAGAGTCGGCTTGGTCCACTTACGGCATTCCTATAGCTGTCGCCGTCCTACTTGTCGTAATGCTTTACGGAGTTAAATTGAAACTTAAAAGCGTGCGCAGAAGGTAAAAACGAAAACGAAATGTTTTGTCTATTTGAAAATTATTTATCGTCAAAAGATCGAGACGTTCAACCAGTCGACCATGTCGACGTTGAATGTCAGCACGTCTACTTTGAAAATAATGACGGGACATTTTGCAATCGTTGTCGTCAACAAATGACGTGTCAAAACACCAACCAGGACCAAATTCAACAAAAGGCCAACATTGGCATTCGTAAAGAAATGGAATTTTTAAATCTCAGTCCGGAAATTGTCGAAATGACCAACAAGTACTTTATCATGGCCTGTAATCAACGTATTCATCGCGGAAACTACCGAAAAGCCATCATTTGCGCGTCGCTCTTTCACGTCTTGATGCTGAAAAAATGTCCTCAAAGTTACGACACGGTCATCAGGTGGTTTGGCTTGACCAATCATTTCGCCAATAAAGGCTTCAATTTAGTCAAACTAAAAATACCCGAATTGTGCTACCTGCGCGAGTCGTACTCGGACACGGCCGACATGATTTTCAAACACATCGGTCTCGAAAGGGACGAGACCTTTTTGAAATTCATCAATCGTCCCGATATTATGGCTTTTATTCGTACGAAAATCAATCGACGCATGTACATGATTGTCGCCGCTTTTGTTTTCATTTACATTCGCCGGCAATACAATCCCTCTATTGTTCTCGTGGATTTCTGTACCAAATTGGAATTGTCACCCACCGTTGTCGAACGCATTCTGAAATCTATTCCCCAAGAAATACATTTCTAAAAAAGTGTGAAAATTTTTTAGAAATATTTGATTTCATCTACATAAAGCTATTTGAGAGAGACTGCGCGCGCTCATCATGTCTCAAGCCAGGTACGATCAATGTGAACGCTTGTTGCGCACAGACGTTCACAAATTTGCTCTCGCTCTCATGGTGGACTACTCGTTTCAAAATACCATCGACTGGCCGAATCTTTTTAAACAGCTACCGCTTCACATCTCGTTCCCCGTGCACGTGCCCGAAAGCTTTAAATTGAAACTCGTCGAATCGCTGGTTGATTGGAAAAAAATGAGCCGCGAACCCGAACTCGCCACCGATATCATCGATATTTACGGTCACCGGTTGGACTGGTCGCTCATTTTACAGCATCGTTGCATCCCTCTACCCGCCGCCATCGTCGCCAAATATCAATCTAAATTCGATCGAGCCATTTGTCAGCTGTTGAACGATATTATTTAGAGATTTCCTACCACATCTTGACTCTCTTCAATCACGTATCCATATTTCTCTTTCAAAAGATCTGGATTCGTTTCTTTGACGGCCTTCCATCTTTTGCCTAGCTCTCGTCTGACGTCGGACGCGTTCATGTCGGGATGATCCTTTTTGATGGCGCGTCGTTCGTCGGTACAAAACAAATTATAAATACTCGGTCGGGCGTTCTTTTTCGGTCGCACTTTACTCTCCAAATACTTGTTGTAGCGCTCCCTGTCGACCATAGCCTTGTCGATAAACGGTTGTTTCTCCTGGTCGCTCAAATTGCGCCACGACTCTCCGAAAAGAATCATGACCTTGTTGGGTTTGATGCCGGGATTGGTTTCCAAAATCTCGCGACGTTTCGACTCGCAAAAAAAGAGGTAAGCGCTAATGTTTCGCTGAGGTCCCTGGACGACTTCTCTCTGTTTCAAGCCCAACATCAATCCCACGCGTTTCTGAGTCTCGCCGCTGTGCCATTTCTCGATCAGGTCCACGTTGCCAAACAAAAAGTCGTCCGACATGAATTGATTGATAGCATTAAGGATGGATAATTTGGATTTCGAAATCATGGTAATGGTTTTCTTAATGATGGACTACTTTTAACTAAATTAAACTGTGAGGAGAGAATAAAAAATCATGTTGACACCGGCTATTTGTCAAGATTTGGTAATGAAAACGAGTGACGCGTGCGGGTGCGGTCCCTTGGACGGCTGTCAACATCCGCGACACCAGCGACCCTACAAAATGCACGAATGGATGACGCGCGTACAGGCCATGAACAATTTGACCAACAAGCAGGGACGAGTGTACACGGCTACTGTCCGTCACGACGACGTCGATCATCGCGTCGTTCTCAAGCATTTCAACAAGCCGGCACTGTTTGATCACGCCCGACGCGAGTACGTGGCCGGACAGCACCTCAACGCTCTCAACGTGCCCATGTTTGTCGAAACGTACGCCTCGTTTCATCGCAATTCAGGACCCTACAACTTGACGCGTTTCGTCGACGGTGAAACCTTCAAATCGGCCATGTCGAAAATGTCGCGTCAAAAATTCATCACGCTCACCATGCAAATGTGCGTCGCGCTTGAAATGGCTCAATCGGCCTTCCGTTTCGGGCACTACGATTTACATTTGGAAAACGTCTTGATTCATTTTTCTAGTAAAAAAACGCAAATTCTTTTCGATCAATATCACGTGTCTTTTTCCAATTGTTTCAATCCCGTCATTATCGATTTTGGCATGTCGTGCGGCAGCGATAGCGTCACCGGTGAAACGTGGGGCATGCGACAGCTCGAAAAGAAAGGCATCTACGAACATTTGCGTCCCGGCTACGACATGTTTGTCTTTTTTCTCTACTGTCACCAAGAGCCGGGTAAATTCGCCTTCTTTGACATTGTCGTCAAGGTGCTGGAGAGTTTTTACAAACACGACGTCGATCAGCCGCGTCAGTATTTGCAAACGTTGCGACGCGGAGCCGACAGTAAAACACCCAAACAGCTCTTTGAATTTCTCGTCCAATTCTCGACGCACGTCATAGTCAAACCTCGACGCGTCTACACGCTAGGCGCCATCCAACCTCCGCCACCAGATGCCGTCATTGACACGTACGTCGACAGCGTCTTTTATCAGCAGTTACCGTCGGCAGAGTTGACACCTCAATCGGACGCCATGGCTTTTCGCTCGAGTAAATCCGTGGAATTCAAAATCAACATGTATTACAAGATTTGCCAAACGTCGCTGACGTCGTCCTACGAAAAATGGATCAAGATATTTGAGCGCGAAGTCAAGAAATACTGGAAAGAAAAAGACGCTCAAGAAGCTCGAAAAAGAATTAAATGGCAATTACCTGTTTCAGAAATTGCCAATGCGTCTTGAACGTGGACTATAAGGACACGGCCGATTTCTACGAAGATGACGACAAACCCAAACAGTGTGCCGGCGTTTGCGTCGTCAGTCGTCGCGGTATTTTAATCAATCAATCGTACAATCTCTACTGGGGTATTCCGAAAGGCATCGTCAACGAAAGCGAATCGTTGCGCGAGTGCGCCGTTCGTGAACTTTTCGAAGAGACCAACCTCAAGTTGGATAAGAGTCAACTGACGCGCAACATGTTCAAATTCAAGTACAAAAACATTAGCCGTCAAGTGTGCGTGTTTTTCGCTCACGTTGACGCCGTTGACGTTTTACCTAGGATAAATACGGGAAACGATGCCGAATCTACCGGCTGCGGTTTCATTCATCCCAAATGTCTCCTCGAATTATTTTATTCTGGAAAAATTAAGATTAATTATTTCACTAGGGTTCTCATTAATAAAATCTTTTTATGACATGAGAAAAAAGCCGACATCCTGGTGGCGAAACATTGGCAAAGGTCGTTTGTTTCTCATTGCCTTTGTCACGCTGTGCGTGTACGCCATTTTCAGACGTGCCCGCGGCGTTCGCGGCACTAGCGACCCCCATTTGCTCGGCAGCGATTGGCGCCAACGTTTTCCTCACGCTTTCAGACCAGTAGACACGTCCATTAGTACTTCAACCGCGCCGGCCGACAGTCGCGGTGAATTGGCTTGCCGACGTCACTTGGAGGAGCGCTTCAATCGACCCTTTCCCAAAAAGCGTCCCACTTTTTTGCGCAATCCCGTCACTAAAGTCGATCTCGAATTGGACTGCTACAACGCTGAGCTGGCTCTCGCCGTAGAATATCAAGGTAAACAGCATTACCACTACGTGCCTCATTTTCACTCGTCGCGTGACGCTTTTCTCAATCAAAAGTATAGGGATCAAATTAAAAGAGATTTGTGTTTGAAAAACAATATTGTTTTGATTGAAGTTCCCTATACAGTCATTGATATTGAATCGTTTTTGGATTTGAAACTGAAAGAGCATGGATACATCTAAACCGTCACACGTCAGACAATTATTTCCAGTAGATTCTTTGCCTCTGACGCCTTCACCTTCGCCGCCGCGTCGAAAAATCGCCGTCGCCGTTCGTCGTCGCTTTCTTACCCCCCATCCCCCGGTTCCTCTGCATCAGCTCATGTCGGAAATGTCTCTCGTCGGATCATCGGAACGTAAACGCAAGCAAACGTCGCCTCGTAAATTCACCGTCGGTCCCAAACGCAAAGCGCCATCGTCGGGAGTGGACCGATCGCCGCCACTTTCAGAACCTGTACAAAAATCTAAGAAAAAATCTCAACGTCCAGATTTGGTTCATCCTCACCATCAGACTAAACTTTTGGTTCCATTTGTGGTCAAAGCCGGTGATCGATTGATTAAGAATCTTTTCCCTTCTCAGACCATCACTATGCAAAAGAACGAGTACGGACTGTACGTGTACGAGGGTTTCGTTTTGGATAAGAAATCCGTGGTTGGTAAATATCTGGGTGATGGTCAAGTTACGCCTTTGACTGACGAAGATTTTGAAAAGGCCAAAGAATTAAAAATTATAATATAAATGTCTCAGTTATATCAGTGTATTAAACAAGCCTCGATAAAATACATGGATGTCGACCCGAGAGAAATGCGAGCCTTCATTTTGAAATGTAACAAAACATTAGACATGCAATGTATCATGATGGAAATTGTGGACCATTTTGTCGACGAAACGGCGACCAAAGTCGGTGCCGTTCGTTGCGATGAAGACGACTACATCAACATGGTTCTCGACTTGGAAACGATTCCTTTTAAATTGATGGTCTTGTTTTACACTTTCCTGTCGTTTCACGCCAACAGTGTGGCCGTCGATCGACAGCGATTGGGACATTGAATAAAATTTCAAAGATGTTAAAATTTTTGAAATTTAACCGACAGCCACTGATGTGCCGCCGGCCACTGGTACTTCTACTGGTGCCGTGTTACACTTTTCCATGTGGCTAATAATGATGCTCTCGTCTAGACTTGTCGTCATTCCCACATTGCTAAAGTGTACGTTCTTATCGTTTTTCAGCATATTTTTCAGTTCTTTGCAAACGTTAATGTTCAAACAGTCGTTTTCGTAAATAGTCTTACACAACGAATATTTGGAGGCGAGTTTGGATTTGCGGCTGTTGACGTAGTTTGATTTGCCGCGGACAATTATATATTGATCGTCTTCGATTTTGACGAGTGAAATTTTTTCGTAACACGTTCGTTTCATGATCTTTTTGGAGATTTCCAATGGCTGGTGCTGAAATATGCAGCCGCCACTGTCGGCGATCGTGTCGAAATAGTTTTTCACGACGAGACAAAAATCGCGACACACGCGTTCGACGATCGTCTCGTTGATGCCACTCACAATAACTTTTCCCGATTGAAAAACGAGAAAAGTGATGTAATAGTCTTTGCGTTCATCTAGACCCAATTTTTTACTGCTGACGCAATCTTTGTAAGGCACGTGCTCTACAAAGCTGACTTCGTCAAAGAAGCTGACGTTACGGTGCATGACCTCGGTCGTTCCGACGTTGTACTTGCACGTGAACGTGCCGGATGTTTGTGAATTGAAGCACGTGTAGTTATTATAGTGAGGAGCTATCGTTTGGAAAAAAGTCATTAGACTGTCGGGTTCAATAGGACGATTAAGGTCAAGGACAAAATTACTCATAACTTCGTAAATATAAATTTCGCAAGTATCATTTTCGTACATTTTGGGATACAATAGTTTAAGTAAAGAGATAACATACTGAATGGCTTCGTAAGCGCACTGAAGGGTAATATTGCCTGTGAATTGAAAGGAACCGTTTTTACAAATTTTCATGGAAATTTGCTTGTTGAAACTGAGAAGGTAGAGGTCGCAAGTGAAGGCGTTTTTGAAACCCGTCCGCAATTGGATGATGCTGTTAACCTTTTTGTCGTTGAAGATGTATTTGGAAAACAATTCCATACATTCTACAATGTTCAATTTTATTTCTTTACCGCTGGCAAATCTAGTCTTTCCCACCATTGTTCTTGTGGTGCAAAAGAAGGAACCGTTGTCGTAAGATGAAGGCATCATGGTGGTATTGGTTACGGCGGAACACATATTAACTTAGACATAAAGAAAGAATGTGTAAGATATCAACTTGCTTTTAATCAGAGGATATTTTTTTTAAAATCGGTATAACTCTTGAGAACGATTTCGTACTCGGCTTGGGTGACGATGCCGTCGGTGAGCACGTTGTCGACGACGTGATCGAGATGCGACAGTGTCGCTTGCGATCTGGCGACTATACTGGCGTATCGCGTCTGTTTATTTTTGTTGCGTTCTTCGGCGAGATCGCAGCAACTCGTCACCGCTAGTCCGCCAATAGCCAAGGGTACGGTGACGCCTACTGAAATGGGGAAGATGACGGCCGTAGCCACTAGGGGAATGGCGCACACGTTGACGAGCGAACGTATCGATTCGTTAAAGTTAGCCCAGCCTTTTTGTCTGCCCAATTTCTTTTCGTATTTGGCGAAGGTGTCGCGTACATCTTTTCGAGTTTCTTCCACCTTTACTATGCGTTTTCTGTTCAATTCCGACAGGTCGTTGACGTATTCGAATGGAAAATTGTGACGAGGCGGCGCCGTGGCGATATCGACCGCGACTTCCTTCATTTATTATATGATATACACGCATACAGATACACACAAATTACTGAATTTTTTTATTTTGGCTTAATGGAGCAAACACCGTCTTGACAGAAAAAATCGGGTTGTAAGGCCGGATGTTTGTACAAGGGTTTTCGTTTTTTGTTCTTTTTCGCCTGTTGTGCGGCTAAAGGTTTTTCCACTGTGGTGGTCACAACTTCATCTTCATTGTCGTGGGTAAATTGTCGAATTTCCTCGTCAATGGCGTCGGCTTCGCGTTTCAAGGCGTCAGGTAGACCCGTGACGTCGCGTGTGTCCGGTAGACTACTCGACAACTCAGGTAGGTCGCGTTGTTCATCGTCGGCCACGGCATCGGCCAATTGTGAAACAATGTCCTCTGGTTCATTGACCTCTTCTACTACTGCCGGCAGTGGTTCTGGAAGCGGTGCTGTTACTGCCGGTGGATCGTCAAAAATTTCTGTAATTTTCGACGTCCGCGGCAGTGGCGACGTCCCGGCCAACGCTTCGGCTTGTCTGGACCACAAAGCCGCTAGTAATACTTCTGGAGGCACCATGGGCGGCGGCGGCGATGCTGGGCGAGGTGGAGTTGGTCGTGCAGCAGCTGCAGGCATGGGTTTTGGTGTTGCCGCCGGCATGGATACAAGCTTTGCCTGCGTTGGTGGTGGCGCTGGTTCATCATCATCATTTTCTTCTTCTATTTCGTCTAGCTGACGCATTTGCTGAGATAATTCGTAATCACTCGTATCGATAGTTTCCTTTAAAAAATCGTTCTTCTTTTTCAAAAGATTAGGTCCTATGAACGAAATGAGAGGCGTGATGGCTGTCGTGGCCAGATTCATGAGTTGCGACGTTTCTTCAGCTGGCGAAGGTTCCAATTCGATGCCCTCCATCAGCGATTTGACGAGTCGTTTTTGTTTCTCTAATTCTCGGCGGCACTGATCGTGTTTGCGCTTGAAATAGAAGAGAGCCAACGATAACGCGATGCACGCCAGGACCAGAATTTTGTTCATTTTTTATTATTAGAGAGTTAAGAGTTTGTCGTTTTACAATACAAAAAGATACGACGATGATGCACGTAGATCAGCAGCAACAACGTGTCCTTTTCGAAGCCGTGTCTCGAGCCAAGGGACTCTTTTACAAGAATCTCTTTGATTTACATTTACAAATTAGTCCTTTGTGCGACAAAAATCCTCGCATCCGGCAAACGTGTTTCAAAATTCGCAACAACGGTCTGCAAATCTATACCAATGTCCAACACCACATTCACGCCAATGCCAAAGTGACCAAAGAGGCTTTCGATACGTACACGTTGAATATCGAAGAGCTCAACATTGGCATCAGTCTAGAGTACCTGAAAACGACGTTCAAAAACGCCAAAAAGACGGACGACGTTGTTTTCACCGTTCTCAGCGACGACACGGACGACACTCTTCCCGGAAATATTTGCATTCAAATCATTAAGACTCAAAAGACGTCGAAAAATAGTCAAACCAACGACTATCCCAAAGTGAAATCCAACGCTAAAATCAAAGTGACTCTCGTTCAGAATCAGCTACTCGAATTCGGTGAACGCATCACCGATCCCGTCAACGTTTCCAACGAAGAATACCTCAGCATTTGTCGCAACATTCAAATGCAACCCGGATGGATCGACATTTCACGCAGCGAACAGAGTCTCAAATTTGCTTTCCAAGTCAACGAAATCATCGAATGTTCCACCATTATCGGTGAAGCCAGTGAACCGCTATCGCCGCCTCAACGTTTCAATGCCAACAACATCAAAAGTACCAACAAAATCGCCACTTTTGGACCTCAACTGAAAATCTACTTGAATAAACATCAGCCGATGGTGATTGAGAGTAACAATGAACACATCAATATCGGAATCTGGGTCAAATCCAATGACCAAATTTCTGAAGAAAATAAATAATATAAAATGATGAATAGAAAGGTGTTTGTAGGTGGAATCATCATCAGTCTATTGGCGATAGTCTACTTGCTGTCGTATCCGAAACCCGTCACCCCCACCGTTCAACAACAGCGACCAGTCGTCGTCTACGAAGCCATGAAACGACCGGCTCCCGTCAGACGTCCTCTGCGCTCCTTTCGTCTTCCTGCTCCTGCTTCTCCTAAGCCGGTAACCGTTTCACCACCAGTACCAGTACCAATGCCAGCTCACGTCATGTTGACGCAAACGAGCGAATCTGCTCGTCCAGATGAAGAGTCGCGTCCTTTTCCCGATGAAGCGCCGCCATCATTCGTCGAACCGCCTCCGCCACCGCCGCCGCGTTTAGCTCCATCGTCGCTCACGCAGGCGTACACGCCCACAGTGTTACCTCGAAGAGCCAGAGCGTTACCGATGAGTCGTAAAAGTTTCCGGTCCATGCCACCGCAATCTTTTACGCCACCACCACCACCACCACCTGAAGCGGATCGGCGACCCGTGACGCTCATTAAAGATCTTTGAATAGTGTCATTTTAAAAGTTTTGGTTAATTTTTAAAATGATAGAGTTTTCTGTGGCGTTTCATGGCTCGTTCATTTTTGACGCTTTTACCGCACGTTGAACATTGACACGGGTCTTGTTCGATGCGAGTCACGCAGCACTGAAATTCTCGTTCGTTTAACCACAACGGTCGATAGCCGCACGACTGAAACACATAGTTGACCAACGACTGATGACTGGACGTTTCAAACCATAACGTTTCGTAACCTTTAGCGAAATTACCCGTCGATGTGACGACGACCACGCACACGGCGGTCGTGTCATTCCTCCACGTAGCCGACCAATTGGCGTCGAATTTCAAACAAATTCCTCGACGTTGACATGCGGCAAAAAGAGTCATTGTCACAACACATATATTACACGACCGGACGGCCAGCGAAGAAGCTATGCTCTCTGTCTTTATATAATATTCGTTCCTCATTTCTCTAAATTAATAAATTATGAATAATCAGTTATGGTTGATTATGTTTTTCGTGGTGATCTTGGGAGTACTCGGAGTTTTTGCCTTTACAGAGAAAAGACGGTCACCTGCACCGTTACCACCGGCTGAACCCACGTACGGTCTGTACGGTGGCGCGCCTCTCATGTTTAACGGTGCCATTCTACCGGCGACGATCGATTTACCTAATCCACCCCAACCCCCCATCGCGGCCTACACGCCTTACGGTGCCTATTCGGAACAGTCGCTAGGCTTTCCCATCGGCAACTATTGGCCCAGACCGGACATGATGACGTTTCCCGAGTTTACAATCCCCACCTACATCAATGCTCCCGATAGTACGATGAAACCTCCAGTACCGGGACCCGGACCCGCGCCCGGACCCGTGCCCGTACCCGTGCCTGGACCCGTCGACGCCAAACTTGCCGCTAATTTAACGAAATATTTCAAACAATTGTGGCCAAATATGACGACGTTGACTGACCCGGTCAAATTGGAACAAATCTACGACAATTTAGACGCCTACTATCTCGATTGGATTCCAGGCAAAGAAAAAGCCTCAGCGTCCAACTACAAAACCGATCGTATGCCTTTGTTGACGGCCATCGATTCCGACGCCAAACTCGACTACTCGCGACTATTTGACGGCAACGTGTGCGATTGTTTGCGTATCGCTCACAAAGAATGCATCTACAGTCCTAATCGATTGCAAGCCAAAGAACTTTTGGACTGTCCCACGTGGCCCTACATGGTCGTCAATTTGACCAACGCGTGGCTCATGAAACGCGCCTATGATACCAACAATCCCGATAGCAATTATCGCAAAGATACCATCGTTCGAAACGGCATGTCGGGCATGAAAGGATTTCCCAACGATTCTTTTTACGAAGGTTTCGTCTATCCGGGCGAATACGCCGTCCCCGATTTGTGCAGCAGTAAACCCGATCCGTTTTTCGACGAAATGCAACCCGGTCTGACGTCCGGTGGTCAGCCACTCAACATGTCGCGTCGCAATCCACCGTGGTGGTATCCTCAAGATTGCTCTTCGACGGCTTGCGAATTCCCCGACGAAAAATGTTTGACCGTCGTCAGCGACGGCTCGTATGGTGGATCTCAATCCAAGGGCACCTTTAAACGTTGCTATCGCGACGGAACGTACACGATCGGCAATAAAGCTCCCGCTTCGGCGTCACGTAGCGGCTTTGTGCGCGAATACTTGACGACCGACCTGAAAGACGACTGTCCCGGCGGTTTCCCGCCCAACATTTGCGCCGACGTTTCTCCGCGCGATTATCGCGGCTACTGGACGTACCCTTTAGTCGGTTGCGGATTGTGGTGGACCGTCGGCAAATCGGTGGCCGTCAACACTAAACTCGGTCTGCTCTTGGCTCCCAAATCGGAACAGGGATTGGGTCTGGATTTCGATAAACTCATGGAATTGCGCACGCAAACCAACGCTTTCGAACAGAATTTGTTCCAACAAGTCAATCGAGTCATGCAAATCATTCGCGACGGTAGCGTACCCGCTAACGGCACCATGTGGCCGGCTATGACGTTGGACGTATTGAAACAGCACGGTTACAAGGGCGCTCAGATTGCCGATAGAACGCAAGCCTTCAGCGCCGCCAAAGATCTCGTAGCCTACTGGTACAAAGAAGGCTATACGGGTCTCGATTCCACTCCTCACGGTTTCAATTACAATTACTCGAAATATTTCCCGTTGGGTTGTCATTTTTCGTACGCGTCTCGTTTCGATCATTTGCTCACCTCGTACATGACGGTAGCCAAATTGGATTCCATTCAGTTTTTAGTGGAACCGCAAAACGTCAAAGTCGGTCTGCGTCCGGCCTACATGTTTGAAATTTTCAGCAAGAAACCTCGAACGGCTGATGCTATGGTCGGTTCGGCATTCCAAGATTTCAGTATCACGTCGTGTCGCGCGTGCTACAGTCTCGATCCGGGACCTCAAATCGAACAGTACATCAAGTACGGCTACTTGCCGGCATCGGCCGTCACCACCAAGAAACTCATCGATCCCGCCGTCTTTTTGGCTCGTGCCAGTGCCAAGAGTTTCACTCCGGCCGTGCTTTAAGTTTGCATCAGAAAGCCTCATCGCCTACAACATAAAGATAATGAGTACGCGTGTCGTTTTGAAACGCGTCGAAGACGAACAACGTCTACGCGATCGTTTTACGGTCGTTCTCGAAGACAAGACGACTCGCGTGTGTTTTGTCGACGGTGTTTGGCCGACGTTCAGTGTCCCTTTCTCGGCCGTACCGACGAGCGGCAACAATCGCTTGTATCGACCTTGTCTCTCGTTTCCCCGATTCACGGGCACGTTGCGTCCCGAACAGGTCAATATTCATCAAAATGCTCGCATCAAATTGGCCGAAACGCACGTTGTCATGATTAGCTGTTTTCCCGGTTTCGGGAAAACCATAACCACCCTGTCGTTGGTGTGCTCTCTTCGCTTGCCGGCCATCATCGTCTGTCATCGCGTCTGTTTGGTTCAACAATGGCGCGAATCGATCGCCACGTTTTGCAGCGGCGATGCTCTCGTCGTCGACTTGCCAGGCTACACGGGCACCGACTATCATTTTGGCATCATCAACATTGCCAACGTTCACAAATTAAACGACATCCCGGTCGATCACGTGCTCGTCACCGATGAAACCCACTTGTTGCTCAGCGAAAAACGCAGTTTGAATTTGTTGAAATTCTGTCCCAAACGATTCATCGGCTTGACGGCGACACCCTATCGTCCCGATGAACTGCACGTCTTGTTTAAATTTTTTTACGGTGAAAATTTCATCGTGAAAAAATTGTTCAAAAAACACGATATCTACACGGTGTACACGGGCATAGTGATGCTCGAGCGGCGCATTTACGGCAAACTCGACTGGAACTACATGTTGGAACAGCAAGCCACCAACGTGCAGCGTCATCGTTTACTGGTCGACATTATTCAAACGTTCCCCGCTGACCGCACGTGGCTCGTGCTCGTCAAACGCGTGGCTCACGGTGAAGCGTTGCGCGATTTACTTTTGACCGTGCGACCGTCGCGCGTCGTCAGCCTCCTCACGGGCAACGTGCACACGTACGACAAACAGTGCGACATTTTGATCGGCACCGTTGGCAAAATCGGGACGGGTTTCGATTTTCCCAAATTGGATTCCCTACTCGTCGCTGCCGACATGGTTCAATACTATATCCAATTTCTGGGCAGAGTCATGCGAACGAAAAACGTGCCCGTCGTCGTCGACGTGGTCGACCAGCACGCCATCATGAATTTGCACTACTTGTCTCGCAAAAAAGAATATCTCGAACACGGAGGGCGCATCATCAATGCCAACGAACGCGTTCGAGATTTAACCACCACCACTACTAACCCGTAGCGGCGGCGGCTTCGACGTCTCGCGAAACGATCGTCACGTGCAACGATTTACATTTCATGGGAAAGACGAAATGCTTCCTGAATTCGTCGACAAATTCGCTAAAAATAGTCAATCGAAGATCAAAGACGGTCGTCTGTTTGGTTCTATAGATGAAAGAATTGAGCGATTCCGTGTGATGCCTCAGTCGGCACATGTTGTGACTTTCGTTGACAAACACCCCGGGACCGATCAGTTTAGTTTTCTTGCAAAAATCGTATTTACATCGGGTAATATTGGTAAAATGATGCGCGAATTTACACAGATTATTGTAGACGCACGGTTTCTTTAGCAAATAGAGTCGACAGAGTTTCACGTTGACGACGCGTGACGGCACCGTCGGATGCCTCGTGTTCCATCGCTGAGGTATCGTGTACACTTGGACGTGATTGTTGAACATTTTATCGATATCGTCCGTCGACTCGAACAAATTATAGTGGATAGGTTTCGGAAATATATATCGTCTTTTTTTGGTTGTCATCTCGTCTGGATCGTCATCGTCGTCATCGCCACCGCTGCTGCTGCGATATTCGACAATGGCCGCGTCTCCATCGTAATCGAAATAGTCATCCAACTCTTCTTCGCTGCTGACGAGCAAGTCGTCTTCGGGTACCGCCGCGATTTCATCCGACATTTTTCTATTGTTCTTGACCAATTCTTTATCATCTTGAATTACACAACATTTTTTGAAAAATTAATTTGTCTTGTACAATTCTTTGACGCGTTGCAGCGTCTGTTCTTCTTTGCCCAGTCGACGATTGACGTGGTTGTGAAACGTGAACCAAAAGTAAAACAAATTGGCTTTGTTCAGACACGCCCATGTCAACGCTTCTCCTCCCATTTCACTCGTGTAGGTGTAGGCCAAATGTTGGGCTGCCGTCGTCGGCAACCAGATGTGAAACGTTTCGAGAAATTGACGCATGCGCGTCTGATCTGCAAACGTGGGTTGATCTCGATACGTCAACGCCGTCATGTGTAAAAAGAACCAGAATGGCGGTCCCCATCCCGCCACGCGCGTCGAATACATGTTTCTGGCTTGCATTAAACCGACGAGCGGTTTGTGAAGGCGTTGATTGACGGCGTTGTGAAAATGGACGTAAAACTCGAAAAGCGATTGACGCGACATGGTCGCTTGCAATAAATTGGATTTCGACACGTAGTCTCGAGCGTGTTGCTGACAATAGGGACAGGGTAACAAATTGGGCAACAAGATGAGAAAGTCAATGGCCGCTTTTACGTGAGGCGACGATGGTGTCGCCGGATAGGCCAGACTGCTCGTGTGTAAAAAGAACCAAAAAGAAGGTCCCCAATCGGTCGTCGATCTAAACGATGATCTGTTTGCGTTCATTTATTGGAGGTTATTAAACGTAGTCGTACATGACGTTCATTTGCGGCGCAAAACTGGCTCTACGATGGCGACGACTCGACCGACGCATGGTACGTCTCATGGTCGTGGCCGAAGCGCGACGTTTAGACTTTCGGCGTTTAGTTCGACGAGACTTTCTACGCGATTTCTTTGTCACTCTGGCCATGAAACACTTTCGTTTTCCATTGGCCCTAAAGCAAACTTTTCTCTTTCTAGTACGAGCTACCATTTTATTTAAATAAAATTAATAACGGCGGCGACGTTTGCTGGTCTTGCGACGTTTACTAGATTTGCGCGACTTTCTTTTTGAACGTCGCTTGGAGCGACGTTTGGACTTGCGAGATTTGCGACGAGCCTTGGCTGCCGCCGGTCCCAACAGGAAATCCGGTGGCGGTGGCAGCTCAGCCTCTATTGACGGTGTCAGAAATACTGACGGTGCGTCTTCCGCGAGATCTAGGGAGGGATCGTAATTTCTCGGTCCAAAATAGGTCGTCTTGGGGTACGGACGACGACGAGTGTACCTTCGTCTCGTCCTTCTTTTGGTAGTGACACGTTTATTGGACCCTCTTTTAAACCAATAACATCTCTTATAGTATCCTTTTCCTTTTCTAGATTTGACCATTATTATTTATTAATATCAATTGATTTTAAAATTGCTCACAAATTTTAATGTAGTTTGTGTGTACACACGATGAATGATTTAGAAAAGTTTGATTTCAATCTGGACGCTCGCGATGAGGACATGTGGTCGTTGCTGGCATTTGTCCAAGTGTACGACATCAAGAGTCTTCCGGTCGAAGTGTCGCAACAGTTGACGCGGTTCTATTGCGACAAAATTCGTCAGGTTTCGAAACAAACAGGTCGTGACGTCATGGACGACCATTTTCTCAATACGGTTCACTATTGCATTTGTCGTGGCTACGAATTTTTTCGTAACCTAACACCCTTCAAATTGCGCGTGTGTTTGGCGACGCGATCGCAAGTGAATGCCTACTGGCTCGAACGCATTGCTTCGTTGATGCAATTTCTATAAGTTCCAATATTTTTCATGGAATATTGGAACTATTTCTTAATATAAATCTTTGATTCGAATAAAGAAAAATGATGCAAACACTTCAATCGAATGCTTTCGAGACTCTTGTCGTAGAGTTCAAAAAATATCTGGCTTTACAGGTGCCGTCCGAGTTGGCCGTCGTCTTTCTGACGGGTAGCGACTGCAAGTATTGCGTGGAAATGCGAGAGGTCATTGATCGTGTCATGCCTCGCTATATAGGCAAAGTGCAATTTTTCACCGTCAATTTGAGCGAGAACAAGTCGGTCGTCTCGAAAGCCGAAGGTAGCGTCTATCAGGATGGCAGCGACGCTTCCATTCAACACGTACCCATCGTTATTTTCTATCGCAAACAAATGCCCATCGCTCGTTTCAAGGGTCAGTACAACGAACACGATTTCGCTCAGTTCATCGCGTCCGCGATCGAAGGTTCGGTCGCGGTTCCAGCTTACGCTCCGCCTCCGTCGTACGCGCCACCACCCGCCGCCGCCGCTGGGTATCCAGTAGAGCAGCCGGTTGCCGCCTCCGCTTATCAGCAGCAGCCGTACGCCTATCAACAGGCAACGCCGCAACAGTATCAGCAGCAGCAGCAGCATTATCAACCGACTGCGGCGACGGCACCGGCTAAACTTCAGCAATCGTACTACAACACTCCGTACCGTCAACCTCCTCTGCAGCAGCACCAACAAGATCTCTACAACAGACCGGGAGCAGCTGCCGCCGCCGCCGACAACGCGCCCAGCATCGAAAACTGTAGCGGACGTAAATTTTGCTATTCTACCTACGCAAATGCTTATAACAGTTGTTAAATAATTGTTTGATGTAGATAAAAATGGAGAAGCACATTGAATGGCTATCTCGCAAAAGCGATGTGTTGAAAATGTTTTTCATGATGATTCCCGTCGGCGACGCTTTCCATTTACCCGATTGCAGTTGGGCGTCAGAGACGCGAGGACCCGACACGTGCGTCTGTCAGCACATTATGTGGCGCGTTTACGGCGTTTTGACTAGCAGCAGCAGCAACGGCGGCGACGGCCCTCAGTCGCTCGTATAGCGCTTCCGTCACGTAATCTGGACAATCGACGTGCACGTGATCGACGTAGAAAACGACAGCGACAACGTCAAAGGTCACATGTCGTCACGCGAATTCTCTCAACCATTTCAATGTCGACTCCAAATAACGACTCGTGTACGCTTCTGTAAATGTTGCCGTTTCCTTGTACCATTCTTGATATGTTTTTATCCAATACATGAGTACCCCCTGTAAGTCTTTTGATTCCAATGTCGCGTGACACGCTTCGATGGGGACGATAGAGTCGTCGAGGTGAAACAAGTGCGTAAACAATTGGTTTTCGCGCAACGTCCGGACGCTTTTCCAGCGACCCACATCTCGCCATTGTCGTTCATTATCGCTACAGCTGCTGCTACCGCTGCTGCTACAATCGGAATTGTAACCCGAAGCTCCTCCTTCCGTTGTGGGCGGAGTTTCATCTTCGTCGCGTGGGTAGTCGGCGCATTGAGTCACTCGCGCTAGCAAATCAAAAAGACTGCGTTTGAATTGTCGATGGCGTCGAGCGTGTCGCAACCCGACTTCAAATTCCACGCCCCAATGCTGAAAATTCTTTTGCAGAATGTAAATGTCGTGGATGGGACAAAAGACCATAGGATTCATGTAGTGATGCGTTTGAGTCATGGGCGCGCGTAAACCTGTCACGCCCCGACAGTAGCTGAACCCGAAATCGATCATGATGGGACGATAGTCATCGTACGGCAATATGGTACGCGTGCCGTCGTTGAACGTGTACACGTGTTTACTTTGCGACGCTTTCACCATAAGAATGTTGTCGAAATGCAAGTCGTAATGGGTGAAATCGCAGATTTCTCTGGCCACTTTGAGCATGCAATAGAGATGCAAATAAATGAGCTCTTTTTCGCTCGTGTTCAGCTCGTCCATAGCGTCGTACAGAGTGAATTCGTGTTCGATAAACTCCATGACAATACACTGCGATTTCGCCGTTTCCTTATAGTCCAGCAGTCGAGGGAAAAAAGATTTCATTCTCTGGTCGCTGTTCAAGACGAGCATAACGTCGCGTTCGTGTTGCAAATTCACGTCCGGTAAGCTATTGGTCTTGTAAATGGCTTTCTTTTTTTTATATTTTCCCTCGTAGACGGTGCCGTAGTTTCCTTGTTTGGATAGTTTTTTCATCGTATATGTGTGTTTATGTGTCTCGGTTGATTCTTTTTAGGAGCCAAATAAATTTGATTCACCACGATTACCTGTAAATTTTACAGATATATTGAACGTCGAGCTAAAAGAACGTATTACCACAATAAAAATGACTGAAAAGATGGTTTCTCAAGAAAAGATGGTTCGTCAAGGAAAGTTGCACGTGCGTCAAAAGAAGCAGACGCGCAACGAGAGCATCAAGTCGTGCAAAGAGACACTGGAACGGCTCATCAACACCTATCAGATGGAGCCAGAGTTTGCTCACGATTTGGAAGAGTTTAGCAAGCTCTTTGCGTCCATGTTGAAAACGCTCGAAACGGTGAAAAAGACGCGCAACAATGCCAACACGGGATTGGGTAAGAGTCGACCCGTCACGGCCGCCACGCGCGCTTTCATCAAGCAAGTGTCTGGCGACGACAACGACAACGGGGCGTGTTCTCGTTCCGTTCTCACCAGTCTCATCAGCCGCTACGTCAAGGAAAAGCAACTTCAAACCCACGAACGCAAAACCTTGTTCCAATGCGACGAGGCGTTGTGTAGCATTCTCCAATGTACCGCCTCCATGTGCAACGATGCCAAGAAATTGGAAAAGTACTTGGAACTCGAGTGCATTCAAAACCGCGCCTACATGCAACAGTATATAATCGGCTTACTCGAGTCTGGTTCAACCATTGAGTTGGCGGACGAGCTGAAGTTGCGTGAAAACGATTTGATTTCCTGGACAGAATTACAGAAGATTTTGTTTTTAACTTTCGAAGATGAACAGCAAAGCAGCCCTAGCCAATAAATTTGCCGAGAAAGCCGGTTTGACCGATGCCAAATCGACCACCATCCCATCGTGTAAGTCCATCAACAAGCCGGCCGGACTTTTTATTGGCGAAGACAATTTGAAGTCTTCTGGATGGAAACCTGAACTGATGGCTGTTGGAAAACCTCATAAACTTGTAACTCGAAAACTCGACCCCATTACCAAAGGCTTTGAAGAAAAGCCAGGTATTCTTTTGGATGCTCCACGCCTTCTCATTTTACGTTCGTCACCGTTACTTTGTAAAAATCTTAACACTGGTTATGTTGATGGCTTGTGGAATGCTCCTCTGCACAAACCGGTATCTTATTTGAGATGTATGAGACGTCATTTAGTTTTGTTTGTCGATGAAAAAAATGAGCCGATGCACACTCGTCCCATTCAATTGAGTGCTATGGGACATTTTATGTATAACTTTGATAAAATGTATGAGAAATTTGTTGTCACCATGATGGCCCAGGAGAACTTGCCTTTTGGCGGTAAATTGGACGACACTACGGACAACAAACAGCTCTACTTTTCCAGCTTGTTTGTTTACGCTCCCATTTTCCAGTCGCAAGCCGTCGGCACGCCACCCAATTCGTCGATGGCGTGCATCACTACCGATTTCAAACCCAGCGTCATGATTGAAGCCAACGATGAGCACATGGAAGTTTTCCAAGCCGGAAAGAATTGGTGGAAAAAGGCCGTCAAAAGTTTGTCGTCACTGGAACCTTCTCCCACTCCAACCGTGGTCGACTCGAATTTCGGCGGCGGCGAGAACATTATCTACGAAGAAGAAGTCGACTTTTAATTTTCTTTGTGTTGGTAGTCACATGTAGTAGTGATGGTAGAAAAACAGTAGTTGGTAGTAGTTGGTAAACTTTCAATATTTTTCACATTTTAAATATTGAAAGTATATAACAATAAAATATGTCTGACGTGATAAAGTTGGAAAAATTGCCCAATTATGATTGTATTTTGCCCAACCAATACACGTATAAAGATCGAAAAGCTAGAGGTTCGAAAATTATCATTGTCGGCAAACCCGGTTCGGGTAAATCGACGTTGCTCAAATCGATTCTGAAAGCCAAAAGCGATATCATTAAAACGGGCATTGCCATGTCCGGCAGTGAAGGTGCCAATGAATTTTATAGGGAATTTTTCCCGCCACTTTTCGTCTACGAAGAGTACGACGATCAAGTGCTAGCCGACGCTTTGACACGTCAATCCAAGGTTATTAGCAACAAGGAATTGGCCGACGAAGACAAGTGGTTGGCCGTCATTTTAGACGATTGTGCAGATCAGCCTAGCGTTTTTAGACAGAAAATTCAGAAAACTTTGTTTAAAAACGGAAGTCATTTTAGAATGTTTTACATTATATGCATGCAATTCGCGTTGGACATGCCGTTGAACGTGCGCACGGCCGTCGACGGCGTCTTTCTCTTTCGCGAAACCAACTTGGAATCGCTCAAGCTCATGTACGTCAACTACGCCGCCATCGTGCCGTCGTTTGACTTGTTCAAACAACTCATGCTCCACTACACGGGCGACCATCAATGTCTCTTTTTGAACAACGCTCTCCAGTCCAACGATTGGAAACAGTGCGTCTACTATTGTAAAGCCGACGTGGTCGACGGTTCGTGGCGTTTCGGTTCTTTCGACCTGCACCAATGGAACAACGAACGATTCAATCCGTTGTGGGACGATCCAGAGTATCAAATGAATCAAGCACTCAAAGAGTTGCCTACTACTAATCGCTAAACATTTGCGTCCATATCGGTGTTCCGTCGCTTTTACGCACGGCGCCGACACCGATTCGTTTGTACGACGTGCCCAAAATATTGCTACGGTGACCCGGTGAATTCATCCATCCTCGCATGACGGCTTCGGGTGTCCCGTAGCCTGCGGCGATATTCTCTCCTATGGCTCCCCACGGGTAGCCGGCTTTACGAGCCCTATCTCCCGGAGTTTCGCCGCTGGGATTGTTATGATCGAAAAATCGTCGACTGTTCATGTCGGCGCTGTGCGCGCGGCTAATGTCGGCCAATTTGGAGTCAAACACCAGTTGAGCTAGACCGCGACTCGATCTTTCGGCGTTGGTGATTCTCGCCACTTGACCTTCCCATCCATCAGGAGCCGGTAGAGAAGGTTCAGCTGGTCGTCGCGGTCCCGAAGACGACGAATTCAACAAGATAAGCACCACTACAAAGAGTAGAAACCCACCAAAGACCAATAACATTTTTTGAGAATTTAACATTTTATCTCTATTAAAGGTAGATTATTGTAAAAAAAACTAGGCCGCCATGACGACAAACAGCAGCAGCAGCGTCTACATTATCGACGATTTGTTGGACGAAATCGACGTGTTGAATTTGTTGGCGGCCGTTTCGGACGAAAAGGAGAATTTCTTTCCAACGGGCACTGTGACCAACGCGGTCGACTATCGTCGATCGACCATGATGAATGTGACACCGGCTTTTATTCGACAACTGTTTCACCATAAAGTGATCTCTTTACTGCCCGAAATGTGCCGTCATTTATGGCATCCCGATTTCATCTTGGACGACTCGGCTTTCGAGTGTCAAGTGACTCGCAGCGGTCACGGTGATTTCTATTTGGAACACACGGACAATTGTACACCGTGCGAATTACGCGAACTCACCTACGTCTACTATTTTCACACCAATCAGTTCACCGGTGGAGAATTGGTCTTTATCGACGATGGCACTATTGTGAAACCGCTTCGAAACCGTCTCGTCGTTTTCGATTCGTCGCGCATGCATCAAGTGTTGCCCGTCACCGTGACGGGTGCCAACACGTTCGAAAACGGTCGTTTCACCGTCAACGGCTGGATCCGACGACGTGCCGACCCGTAAAAAAATTCAAAATAAGATGTGTGTTATTTTGAATTTTGTATATGCGTGTGCGTGTGTGCGTGTGTGTGTTTAATATCGCGTGGCGATAGTGACGTCGCCAACATTGTTGACCATTTCTCTGTAGAGTGGAATCATGCCGCTCGTTTGCATGACCATTTCGTTGTCGGGTGAAAATTCGGCTCCCGCGTTGATGTTGTGTCCACCGTACGTGGACTGGTATTTGAGCAAACCCAATTCGTTGGTGGTGTCGTTGTGTCGACCGCCCATCACCGTCATGGCTCCTTCGCGCAAATCAATGTGCGGCGTGACGGCCGGTTTGAACCAATTGTCGCCCGATAGAGGAGCGATAGGCAAATCGCCTCGAATGGGATCACCGAGAGAAAAGAGTCGGCTCATCTTGTTGGCGTAGACGGCGCGCGGGTAAATGACTGGCTGCAATTGACCGCTATGGCTCAAACCCAACGGGTTCATGGGATCCACGGCCAAGTATTGCGTGTCGGGTACGGGTCCTTGCAGAGCCGAAGTGTAGGGAACGTCGGCGACGCGCGGTGCCACGTTACTCGTCTGATTGGGAGGCACAGTGTAATTCAAGGTGAAATTGGTGGTGGGCGGTGCCAACATATCGCTAGCTTCAGCGCGACGCGGACGCACCAGCATGTCGCTGCTCATCATTCTTGCCGGTTGAGGCACCATCGATGCCGCCGGTTGTCTAGTGGTGTTGTAATCGAGCGTGGTCGTCATGGCTCGAGGAGGAGGCTCTTCGAATCGATACGACAAGGGCGGCATGAATGTTTCAATGAGGGACGGCGATTTTCTTTTCGTCCACGCGGCGCACAATCCGACAGCAATTAAAAGTGTCAATATAACTTGAATCATTTATTATTAACATCCACATGTTGTGAAATATTTTGCGAACGACTGAGCGCGTCTTTAGCGTCGAACGAGAAAATAGTAAAGGCCGATTCCTGCAGCCATAGCAGCGATGAAAAATCCTAGGCAAGCGTAATCCATATTTTATTATAACGTGGTTTTAATCAAATCATATCCTTGTTGAAAAAGTTTTATTTTCGTCTCATGATCCAACGAAATGATGGATTCCACTCCGCCTCCGTCGGCTTCGAATTCGTAGAGACGATGAATTTTCGAGCACGCTTCGAGACGCGACTTGTCGAGCAAACGACTCGGTACACTAAAGACAATGTCGACCAATTCTTTGAGACCCGGTGCCGGTGGCGGAAGTGTCGTCGGCAACGGTAACGTTCGCGGTCGAAAACATAGAGCCATGATTCGTTCGCTGAAATCAAAATCTTGAGCCACATCGACGGCCAAATTGTTGACGATGCCTCCATCCATGTAGACGTGCTGGGTTTCGACGCAGCGCGGCAACGTTCCCAACGGGATGGCGCAACTGAAGAGAACGGCGTTAATGACGCTATAGTCGGGTGTAGTGATGACGCTGAAAATCTCTTGTCGCCGCATCGTCACGTTGAAGGCAATGACAAAAAAAAACTTGCCAGTTTTTTTGAATAGTTGCTCGAACGTGACTTGAACATCGAGATAGGTGGGCATAACGGTGGGCAGTAGACTGTGCACGTACGGCGGCCGCGTGCTAAACTGGAAAATCTTTTTCAACGGCAACAGATCGTACTGTTGCGACGGCGTGTGACCGCACAGGAACAGCAAACAAATGATGCTACCGACGCTCGTACCGCAATACGTCGTGATGCGTTCCAAATGGCCGTGCTCTTTCAAGTAGTGCAAGCCGCCCAAATACTGGACGCCCTTGAATCCTCCGCCGCCGATGACGAGCGTGTCGCACAGCTCGGTTCTCTGACAATTTCCATTACCAATATCGAAATTGTAGTGATGGAAATGGCCCATAATTTATTTATATCGTGTGTGATAAATATATTATTTTTCTTGGAGTGAATTTTTTAAAGATAAAAATGAATAAGACTCCAATTTACAAAATTTTGCACAACGACAACACGGCAGATAGGCTGGACCGTTTGGAACGTTTGTTGGAACGCGTGCTCCAGCAACAGCAGCAGCGAATAATGCCAGCGGCGGCAACAATCGCTACACCCCCCACCATGTACGCTCCTTCGAATGTGGTCAAGAGCCAAGCGGATTGCGTCAAATGCGCGACGCGGGCCGCCACGTCGGAAAAGGTGCTCTATTTCGCTCTCGGCGGTGTTCTCGTTCTCCTCGTCACTTTGACGATTAAAAATATGAAAAATAACCGAGGCCAAAAGTACGGCAGATAACCTTAAAAAGTGGAAACATGTTTTGCGATTTCTGTATGTTTAGTAGCGCCAACGACGGGGAGTTTAAGAAACATTTTCGTCGCGCCCCCTGTCGCACGGCTCGATCGATTCTTTTCTGTTGCAAATTGTGCGACTATGTCGGCCACTCGATCAAAGACATCAAGAAGCACGCGTGCACTCGCGTTCGCTTCGAATTCAACGAAATGGAACGTTTGCGAACGGCGCAACTTTTGCCGACCCCTCATCAACTCGTCACCACCGTCGCCGAGCACGAATGGTACAAGATGGAACAACAATTGAAAGAAGTACGCGTCATCATGAACAATCCCAACTTGCAATTGACGCACGTGTCGCTGAGTAATCGCGAACAATTGTTGCTGGTGCCCGGTAAATTGCTCTACTCGCTGTGTCAGTACCGCAAATGGCTTCACGCCCCTCACGTCGGATTGCCCAATTTATCGGTGGAAAACATTTGTCAAGTGATTCGCAATCGTCGCTACGCCGATCGTTTTTTCGTTTTCCAAGTGCACGACGAATGCGATGTGCGTCACTATTTCAAACTCTTGTTCGCCAAAGCCGATGCCGCCTATTGGCCTTTTTGTGTCGACAATGCCACCATCACGCATTGGGTGTACAATTCGACGTGGTGTCCCTTTTCGAAAACGGTCGACGGTCAAGTGTACGTCAAACAGACGCGCGACGAGCTGTTGAACGCGCTCTACGAATCGCGCTACACCAATTGGCATTGGTCGCGAATGTCTCGCGGCGATTTCCATCGATTCGTGTGTCGCGAGTGGACGACGTTGCACTACAAGAACATCATAAAAATCGTGGGCAGTCTGGCCGATGTCATCAATCACCAGTGGACAGATTTGGAAGCGGAGCAGGGACGCGTTCGCGAAAAAATCGAGAAACTCTTTCCGACGCTTTTCGATTTTGTGAGTTTTTGGGACGCGGGCGTGGACGCGGTCGTCAATCGAGTTGAGCTCAACGATTTGACTCTTGACGACGTGGATCTGTACGAGTGTGTGGAACTGTCGTTGACGTTCGAAGAGGCCGTGTCTCGTTTTGTCGGCAAGAAAAAGCAACGCGGATGGCTGCCTTTGATGCGAGTTTTTCGCTCGAGCAATTGAATCGTCACTACGGTTGCTCGGCTCCCAATAAACGCGTCTTGTACGAAATGATTTTCGGTGTGCCCGTGACGGACGACGACGTTTGGAATCTCCCCGTTTTCGACGAGTACAAGAAAAAGGAACAAGAATTCGAAAAGTATATCGTGTCGCCTCACGATGTCGAAGAAGGTGTTCTCATTTGTCACAAGTGTAAATCGAAAAAAATCACGGCCTACAGTCGTCAGACGCGCAGTGGCGACGAACCGATGACCGTTTTTGCTAAATGTAGTATGTGTCAACATCAATGGGTTCAATAAATGAGAAGACCACAAGTCCTTTTTCTCGTCTTGTTATTTCTAACGATTGGTCTAGTTGTAGTCATTATTGCTAAGCAGCGACGACGCGTTCGCGAGTCGTACGTCATCAATTCACCTTCGGCCGTCTCGTTGTTGCATCGATTGAGTGAAGCCATGCGCGACATTTTAAGTAGTACTAGTAGTGGTGGTGGTGGTGGTGACTACTTGACGGCCATGTTGAACGGTCGCGACGTGTACAACGAGTTTACCATGGAGGAGGGTAGTCGATCGTACACGGAGAATAAGAAACGTATCGTCGTCTGTTTACGTAAAAACCCCAATGAATTCTATTCGTGGAACAGTTTAATGTACGTCCTGTGTCACGAGGTGGCGCACGTCATTTGCGACGAATTGCATCACACGGAGAAATTTAACGCCATCAACGCGGCGCTTTTAAAACGCGCTGAGACGTTGGGCTACTACGATCCACGAGTACCGTTCGAATCGAATTATTGTGGTTTATAGAATTATGATAAAGTATAGAATAAAAAGAAATATGGACGCCAAAGATGTTTACATTGTTCCCGTTTTCGGTGGCTACGGTACACCCAGCCAGGTGGCACCCGAACGATTGGTCAAGGGAGGCTACACGCGCATGACGGACGCCTACACGGGTAAAGATCAAGTGGTGACGTACGTGCGTCGCACTATTATTCCCGAATAAGCGGAAAAAAATTGCTAGCTAAATTGGATACAATTACCTAGTAAATAAACAGAGAAAAATATGGATATCGAATCCGGACACGAAGAAGTTTACAAGCCGTTGACGACTAAAAAGCATGCTCCGCCAGAGTCTCGAGCGTCGCGTCGCTACGCGCTCTTTCTAACGGCTACCAAAGTGCTCTGTTTGTTGATGGTGTTGAGTCTTTTGGGATACTACGTCTACGTGACGGTGACGATGGACGACGCGACCGCTCAGTTGGTACGCGACGTGAGTAAATTGAAACAGCATCATCATCATCAGCAGCATCGCAACAAGACCAGCAACGACGACGTTCCCGAATGGTTTACGCAAGTGCTCAATTTGACGCGCAAAGGTTTCGTTCACATTAGCCTGCAACCGTTCCCCCCGGAAGCTCCCGAACCAACCACGCACAGGCGTCCCACTACGTCTACAACCACTACGCCTGCAACCACTACTACGTCTACAACCACTACGCCTACAACAACGACGTCTACAACCACTACGCCTACAACAACGACGACTGTTGAACCTCCCACGACTAGCAGTACTACTACGTCGACGACAGAGAGTACTCCTGAAGATAGTACGACCGAAAGCACTACGACGACCACCGAAACTATCGATCACGATTATACACTTTAAAAAAACTTTTAATTTCAAAATGTATTTTAGACATGTTGAAATTAATTAATCTAGTTTATGATAGTTTGTATGATGAATGGTTCTCTTGAAATTGTTTTCGTGTCACGTGTCTGCGTTTTAACGGGTAATTACACAATGGAAGATTACGTCATGACTCGCCATCAACCGCCTTTGCTGGCTTCCGATTTCAGGAACCAAATCATGGTCGGCTACGACGGTCGACGCTATGATAGCGTGGCCAATTCTCACGGCAGATACTATTGGCGATGCGTCGACAAGACGTCGTGTTGTCGTGGGTTGTACGATGAATCGTTGCCTCGAAAATTGGAAGCCATGAACGAAGACGTGGACGCGTTTGTTCATCTGCTGGAGAGCGACTCGTCGCTTTCGTTTAGCAGTTTTTCTCGTTCGTGGTGGATGCGAAAACCGTTGACGTTTCTCAAAGAGATCGCCATGTATCACGGTTGGCGAGAAATAGATTTCCTTCCGAAAGCCATGAAAATGAATTATATCGATTATTTTATGTCGTACCCGTCGTCGGCCGAAGCGTTCGGCGACCAACTTTTTTTGAAAAAATATTTCGTTTCGCGTCGTCAAATCACCGACGCCTACCTGTCGCGTCTCACTCTGGAACAATTGACGCGAGTCATTGCCTGGTTCCGATTGGATGTCACCGCCGACTACAAAAAAGCCATCATCGGCTACATTCAATCGGGATTAAATTTGAAATAATAATTTTATATATCTTTTTTAGGATATGTAAAATAAGACTGTGTGCGTGTGTGAATAAATGTGCGATTACAGTAAATTTTGCACGACCGACGACGTCAACTACCAAAGTTTGACGACGGAAATCTATCTCAACGCCAGTCTACAGACACTCAATCAGATTTTGAAAAAAGTTTTGGATTTCGAAGCCGAACGCGTGGATCTCATCAGCTACGACGACATACCGTACATTATCGAACGTTTCAAAGGCATGCCCGACTACGCCTCAAAAAACGCCATCTACTTTACTTTGGGTTATTTGGCTCTGCGTCACGAGTGGGACGTGATTTGGAGAGTTCAAGAATTATTTTCGACATGGCTTGATGTCCCTTTAGCATCTCATCACACGATACGCTACTATCGCTATCTAAAACTTGCACCATCTGCTGCAAGTCTTTGATTTGAATCAGTTTGAAAATGATGGCATTATTGATGATGAGGTAAAATTGTTTCTTGTCGTAGGGACACTTCATGACGAAGCGTTCGAGAATGTATTGCTTGACGCACGATCGATTCGTGTCGCGAATGTCTTCGTTTTCCTGACGCAATGAATCGATAGTTTGATGAACATTTTTCGGTAACGACGCCGACGACGACAAGATGTACTTTTCGACGTAAACTTGTTGGCTGCGAGTGGTGCAACGGCTGAGCAGAGCGACGTGATCGACGTTTTTGATTTTCATCTCTCGGAGTGCCGCGCGTTTGTTTGTTTTAGTAAATAATTTCTTGAGGTATAAGATCGACAACGGGATCGGGGGTCGGTGTGATTTCCGCCGGTTGAACGAACGCCGATTGCGGTTGAGCCATACCGTTGTAGTCGAAAGGCATGGTGTTCATCGTGTCGAGCGATTGCATGTCGTGCGGCAACGTGCTGCCGTTTTCCTCCACACCGTAGGGATCGACAACGGGTTGCGGACCGGCCGCGTAGCCGTCCATCCACGAACAGCCGCCCAAACAGATGGACTGGTCTGCCGGCACTGCCGATTGAGATTGGGGCTTTCTGTTGCTGACGACGTAGATACTGGAGGTCGGCGACGACACGGCTGGGGAAACGCTGGTCGGCGAGTCGCGCGTTTTGTAGAACACGAATGAAAATAGCAAGACGACTGTGGTCGATAGAGCCAAAAATATGTAGTTCATCTTTATTGGAGTGAAAAGTTTTGAGTGGGCGGTAGAACCATATGCACGATTTCGTCCTTGTAGGTGACGGGTTTGGGCGGCATGGTCGGCGTCGGAGCCAGTCGCATCGACTGTTCCTGGCTGACGTTGTACATTAGGGATTGGGCATCGTAGCGATCGAGTTGCGCTATATCCCAATCGGATCGAATCAGAGTTACAATATCACTACTATTCATGGTTTTATTATGGAAGTTAAAAAATTGAGTTTCTATTTTAAACAAAATTAGGTTTAAAGAAGCGTTCTTGCCAACGTAAAACTCGCAAACATTATGGAGTATCTTATGAAGTTGAGTGAATTGTGTTTGTCGGCACCCGTTGCCGCTACCGTAGTGTCCACCGCTACCAACGCTGAAGCAGACGATGGTGCTCTTTTGGATGAAATCAAGCGTCATCAAATTGCCATGACGGACGACGATGGCACGTATCAAGTGTATTGTTCTTCTTCTCCTCAATCGGAATTCGAGTGTCTCATTCGCGGCTACATTTTCAAGGGACGTCAATTGATCTATCGAGGATTTCCTTTCACGGAAGAAATGACATGCGACAATGTGACGCGTCTGGACAAAATCAATCTGGCCGACTTTAAGATTTCGTGGTCGTACGAGGGAACGATCGTAAAATTTCTGTACGTCGACGGCAAATGGCTCATGACGACGCATCGCAAACTGAACGCTTTCAAATCGCGTTGGGCCAGCAAAACGTCGTTCGGTCACCTGTTTGTCGAAGCTTTGCAGAAAGATTACGGTTTCTCATCGTACGAAGACTTTCTCGACCAATTGCAAACGACGCGTCGCTACCATTTCATCTTGATCAACAACGCCGATAATCGTATCGTCGTTCGACCCGAATTGCAAAAAGAGAGCATCTATTTGGTGTTGGTGACGGACGAGCGCGATCAGCGGCTCAAAGTCCACGAAGCCATTGGATTCATTCCCATCAACGAAACGATTCGTTTTGATACGGTCGTCGATCTCGTGCGAGCCGTGAGTGCCATCAATCCGTTCGAAAAACAAGGCGTACTCTTGTTTTCCGACGACTACCGCGTCCAGTATCGCGTTTTGAATTCCGCCTACGCCGACTATGCCAGCGTGCGCAACAACATTTCGTGTCGAGCCTTTTGCTATTGCATCGCTCGTCGCGATGCCGATAAACGACGCAAGTATTTGGAATTGTATCCCGACAGCGCCCCGATCGCCGATTGGTTCGAATTGCGAATTCCCGTCATCGCGGCCGAATTGCTGCTGGCCTACAAGAATCGATACATCATGAAAAACTACGTGCACGTCAGCCAGGAGCGGCACGGTCTCTTGTTGAAAATTCAGCAATACTACGTGGAAACGAAACGTCACCACCCGGTTCACAAACGAATCACGTTGGCCGACGTGACGCGCATCATCAACGCGTACGACTATCCAGCTCGCGTCTTCAAAATAGCCTACCAGAAAGATAAACCTCAATACAATGGTGTCAAGAAATAAATACAAAAAAAATACCAATGTCTACTAGTTTTAGTATATCCCACCTGATTGTACAACCCGAACCAACCTCACCCTCCCTTAAAAATAGACATTGGTATTTCACACAATAAAAAAAGTTTACAACACTCGATTGCCTGACGTTTGGTCGCCCACAGTTGACTGTAGGAGTTGTTACGGCGTGTGTGTGTGTGTGTGCGTCGAATGATGAACTCTTTTATAGTTATCAACGGTCGTCGTACAACGTGTAACATTGGCAATGAAGTCATTTACTTGGAACGTCACGAGCTGACACCTAAGATTAGGATTGCGTATTCATCTTACAATTATTGGGAATCTATTAGTTGTCGCATAAAAGTCGGATTCGCCAGTGGCAGAACGAAATCTGGATTCATTTTTGGCAAATCCTATATGGGGTTTACATTTGAAGCCAGTGTAACTATCAACCTTGATCCAACTGTTATTCTACTAATGGTTTATCTGGACAATTGGATGTCGATAAAAAAATTCGAATGGGATTTACGATTTAAACCCTTTCCACTGGAATTAAAGTTACGGAGCGCCATTTGTATCCGTGCCAATAGTCTCGATACATCATCATTGCCGCAAAGTTTACAACACTACGTGGCTTCGATTGGTCAAGACGACGCCTAGCGTTGTGTGTCGCCTAGCGTTGTGTGTCGCCTAGCGTTGTCGTTGTCCGGCGCCGGCGGCGATTAGAGCGATGACGACGACAAAGACGGCGATACCGATGATGACGACGGCGGTGATGTTGACGGGCGACGATGGAGGAGGATTCGGTCTAGGCAGCGGCGACGGACCTGGCGACGGACGAGGCGGCGGCGGCGGCTGAGGTGGAGCTTCAAATTTGCAATTGATGGCGTTCTTATTGTCTGAAATGTTGACATTATTATTGTTTAAATTGTCGAAAACGATTTGGCAGACGTCAGATGGGCACGTGGCGTTTTTGACGTCTTGAGTTTTCAAATAGGGTGCCGTGGCGCACGCCGGATACCAGCACCCGTCATTGAAGGGAATATGGGGTTTGACGTTGCGATAATTGGGATCGGTGGATCGTTCGACGCATTTGCAATCGGGATTGTTGGGATGTTTGACGCAATAGTTTTGCACGATCGTGTCCTTGATGTCGGCCGTTTGAGTGTTGTAAAACAGGCGACACTCGTCTCCCACCTGCGTCGTGCTGTTGATGTTGCTGCACTTTTCAAAAGGTTTACCGCTTAGAGGATCCAGAGCGCACAGTGTCGCTTCGCTGCCGCACAGTCGTTCCATCATGAGTTTGTAATTGTCATTGTCACCGAATAAACGTTTGTAATTGTCAATGACGTTGATGCTATTCATTTCATCGATATCGTATTTGCAAACGAGATTGGGAGCTTTGACTTGCCATTCGACAGAGCTCAACGGATCTACGAGACCGTCATTGAGCCCGACGTCGCATTCTTTACGATCGGGAGGCACGCAAACGCGTCGTTGAGGGCAGAATCCACCGACGCACGATTCGAACGACGTGGTTTCGTCTTCGATGCCGCCCGTTTTGTTGCATGGCAATTGTTCTGTCGAGATACTGCATGTACCGAAAGAACACGCTTGGTCGGTCGTGTACGAGTCGCGCGTGCTTGTCTGTTTCTTGAATCCGGTGTAAGACATGTGTTTATAATAAATGTATATACCTTTTACGTTACCACGACAGGTGAAGTACGAGGTCAGAAAAAAATTGACTCTGCGACCCGAAGACAAAAGGAATACGATAAATGTCACAGTCGAAGAATGCGTTAATCCAGTTGAACGATTTGGCCATGAAACATGGGTTCCAAGTCAACACTACATTTTCCATCGCGATCTCGCCGATAGCGTCGACACATCATCAACCCCTGTTTACGTGTAGGTTGCAAGTGGACGAGATGGTGACTCGCGAACACACGGGTCGCAGTAAACAGGAAGCCAAAAGAACGGCGGCTATTGAATTACTGGAACTACTACAACGTCATCACAATCGACAAAAGCCCTATTTTTCGGTACCCATCGATCCGTTTCTCTTTTGGAACGGGTCGGCTCACAAGGTCAGCGTCACGATGGGCGGTGAAACGCGGGTCGTTTCCGTTTCATGCGACCGCATTTCATATCACTATCGTCCGCCGCCGCCGCTGCCGGCGACCAATCAAACAACGGTATAAATTTGTTTTCAATATTTTGTTGTATTGGAAATCTTGAAAACACACACACAAATTAAGTTAAATTTCTGTACTGTTGAGGGACGTCTTTGACGAATCCCAATTTGGCCAGAGTGATGAGCGCTTCGTCGGCAGCTTTTTCTTGGGCTTCTTTTTTCTTGTTACTCGTACCGACGCCTAGCAATTGGTTCTTGTTGTAGGCTCGACTGACGAACATGTTGTTGTCGGCCGAACGCGAGTCCTCGTAGCGCAACTGCTGCAAATGCTGGCGCTGTTCGTCAAACAACTCTTTGAGTCGCGTTTTGCCGTCAACGAGTGCTTCATATTTGATAGAAATGGACAATTCATCGAATATGGAGGACAACAATCGGTAGCACAAATCGTATCCGGCTCCGTTGAACCATACACCTTTAATTTCGTAAATGGTTTCGTTGATGACCTCTTCGAAACAGCCAAAAAAGGCTTCGAATACATCTTCTAGTAGATTTTTTTTACGTTTAATTCTTTCTTCATTCTCTGTGGAAATGTAGTTCCAGAATCCGAGCTTCTCCGAAATGATGTTGAGCTGACCTTTGGAACCGTACTTGATCTTGAGTCGAGCGACAATGTTGACGCCGTCGCTGGTGCGCAATTGCGGGAAACGATTGTACATGTAGGACACGATGAACTTGTTGACGGTCGAATCGCCAATCTGTTCGTGGTACTCGTAATTGTTGGCCTTGTCGTAGTTGACGCTGGTGAAGGCGTTACCGAATTTGGCCATACGTTCCTCGGTCAAACAGAGTTCGATAAATTCTTTCTTGAGTTTCGCTCGAGAAAACAAATCATAAATGAGATTATAAAAACGAATAGATCTGTCACCGTGATACATGCTGTTTATAATTAGGAGGTTGACAAAAGCACTGACGATCCTAGCGTGCCATCGCAACCGCAATCACCTTCGTCAACTTCACCACCAAAGAGGTTGAAACAGTCCACCATGAAGTAGATGAGGAAGACGCTGACGAGAGCCACGAAAAGCCAAAAATAACGACCCTGTTTAATCGTCAAATCTTCTTGTATATTTTGAGCAGCATACATGTTTATTTATACGACGAATATTTAAAGAACAATAAATAATAAAGAATGGCTGACTACGTTGAAGCTTCTTCTACTAAAAAAATGCCCGCGTGGAAATCGGCTATTTTCGTCGCGACGGTTTTCGCTCTGGTATCGCTACCGTTTACGCGTCGAACGCTCGAACGAACGATACCAGCGCTACAGGACAATAACGTTCTCTATTTGGCTACCGTCACGGTTATCATGTACGTCGCGACGCTGCTCATAATTCAAGGTTCTAACTAAAAATAAATGGTAGTAATGAAGACGACGACAGAGATCGTCGCAATAGAAATATAGGCATTTTTTTCCTCGTCTTATTCGTGGTGGTGGCGCCGATCGTCGGCGTTCTCGTCTACGTGTCGCGTCGACAAACATCCGGTGGCGGCACTCGTCCACCCAATCCAAGTCCAGGTCCGGGTCCTGGTCCGGGTCCTGGTCCTGGTCCAAATCCACCGGTTCCGCCATCGAAATTGTGCGGACGACGATTGATTACAACGTTCGACCCGCAAATCGTCGCGGGAACTGACGCTTACGCCGGCAAATGGCCGTGGATGGTGAATCTGTTTAATTGCGGCGCGACCTTGATTTCCAACAGGTGGGTGCTGACGGCGGCGCATTGTATCTCCGACGCCGATTCTAACGATTTAGATTTGTTGTTTGGCGCGTTCGACACGTCTAAAAACGAGAATCAACGCATTTTGGTCAAAGCCAAACGCGTCGTCATTCATCCTCAGTACGAGAAAACCACACTCAAAAACGATATCGCTCTCATCGAATTGCCGGCGCCCATCGTGTTCGACGGCTACAAGCAACCCATCTGTCTGCCCACGCCCAATATGGTGACCCAAGGCAAAAATTTATACGCCGCCGGCTGGGGTAACACGCGTCCCGAAGCGTTTCCCGCTACGCGAGCGACCAAACTGCAAGACGTCTTGCTGCAAGAAGTGGCACCGTGCACCGAATTCAACATCAATCCGGCTCAACAATTGTGCGCCAGCAATCCGACGGGCGGTCGTATCTGTTTCGGCGACAGCGGTGGACCGCTCATGTTGCAACAGGGCGAAAATTGGCACATTGTCGGCATCATGTCGTTCGCGACGGATCCTTGTACGAAAGGTGCGGGTGGTTTCGTTCGGGTATCTCACTATTTACAATGGATTAAAGAAACCACTGGTATTCAACAATAATATAAAGAGTGCTACAGTAATGGAACAACGAGATTTTTGGATTATATTTTTGGTATTTGTCATTTTGGGCGTGGTTGGCGGTGTAGTCTTGTCTCGATCACCGACTTCGGGAGGTGCGAAACCGCCGCGACCTGGCCCTAGTCCTGGTCCGGGTCCTAGTCCTGGTCCGGGTCCGCAACCTAGACCCACAGGTGGTTGCGGCAACGTGGGCACGCAGAGCGGCGTGCAATCGTACGTCGTCAACGGCAAGGATTCGTTCGCCGGTAAATTTCCCTGGATGGCATCACTCGGTGGCTGCGGAGGAAGCGTGATTGCTCCGTCGTGGATCTTGACGGCGGCTCACTGCAATATAGCCGTCGGAGCTCAAATCGCTGCCGGTGTTTTCAATCGAGCCGTGCAAGAACCGCAAAGGCAAACGCGAACCGTTAAACGCGTCGTCAATCATCCGACGTGGAATCAAGGCGACAATTTCCGCGGCGATATCGCTCTACTGGAAGTCGATCGTCCGTTCGAGTTTACGCAATTCGTCAAACCCGTGTGTTTGCCGGCCAACGCGACGATGGATTTGAAACCGATGGTCATCACGGCCATGGGTTGGGGGTCGGTGACAGGCGACAGAGGCAGTTCGGCGACCATCATGCAAGAAGCGGAAGTTCGCGAAATGACGGCCACCATCCCGATAAAACCTGAAGAACAGTTTGCCGCCGGAGGGGGAACGAATACGACGACGTGTTTCGGCGACAGCGGTGGTCCTCTGATCGTCATGCTCAACGGACGAGCGACTCAAGTGGGCATCGTGTCTTTCGGCACCAACCCGTGTCGTCCGCCGTCGTACTATACGCGCGTGTCGTTTTTCACGTCGTGGGTGGAATCGGTCGTGGGTGCCGTGTCAAAAAACTAGTCAGCCGGCCGATACCGGGCGTGGATCCCATCGTTCCAGCGGCCGCCTCTCCGCAGCCAGCGCCCGATATTTGGCCGTCACCACCACCACCACCACCACCACCTCGCGGCGACGTAGTCGTTCGTCGGGTCGTGTGGCGACCCGTCAATCGTGTTTGGGCGCCAGCGTGGCGTCGTCGGATTTGAGTACGCTCCGCTTGTTTTCGTAGTCAAAAAGAGAAAATGGGTTCAGGCAAAAAAACGGGAGACAGCAGCAGCAGCGCCACCACCACCACCACTACTACTAATAGAGACGGCCGTGACCGTATCATTGCTCCCGAGGTGCTGATGGTTGACGAACGTGTTGACCAACTGGTTTTACCCGACGTTGATGTCCTGGTAAAGTATGTCACGTGTGAAGGTCGAGTTCGTCAATTGTCTATGCCAGTCGCCGATCGTGAAATTGCCTATCGTCAATTGACGGCCGATTTGGTCAATATCGTTTTCCTCTTTGTTTTTTTGGAGAGTGACGACAACGCCTCTGGCAATTTTGAAACATTATTTCGTCAAGAATTTCCGCTGATCGAATTGAAGTATGAAAATCCTCTAACTTTGGAAACGTTGTGCGCTCTCGATTTAGAGAAACGTGGCAAGATCAAGACAATTTTTCCCGCTGTATTGCGTCATCGAACTCGACAATTGGTGGTGAATTTTTTCGAAAACTTATTTTATTGCGACGAACAAATTGAGACTCTGTGAGAAATGGTATTTATAAATTCTATATATTACACGACGAATTGCGTCGTGTTGAAAAACGTGACGAAACCCTTGCAAATTGAAGGTTCTTGTCTGGTGAGAATTGGCACGATTTACGAAATTCAGCATTATCAAGTGAAGACGCGCGCCGTCATTCCCATTGAACGTCACACGGTGTTGGTGGCCGTTTTCAAAAAATACATCAACGATAGCGTTTGGCGCGAACACTACCACGTCCACGTGCCTTCTCTGCAAACGTTGAGTTCTTTTGTTTTGGCCGATCACAGCGTGGCCGTCCCGTGGCCGTATTCGAAATTTATTCCCGTCGAAGAAGAATTTGACGACGTGACGTTTAGCATTAGCAGCAGCAGCAGCAGCAGCGATAGCGACAGTAGTTACGTGACGACCGACTACGAAGAAGAAGAAGATTAGATCATGGACGTGTTTATCGAGAGTGACAGTCGAGGAAGTGTGGTCGATTGTCGTCAACACAATCACGTGGTGGTGTTTGGAAAGTGTACGGTACGAGTGGGAACGCAAACTCGCGTCTACGAAAAACATTGTCTTCGTTTGAAATTCATTCGCTTACCTGTGGACACGGTTCTCGTTGTAGTCTACGTCGATTGGATAGACGAATCGTTGTGGTCTCGACTTTATTTTCCTGAATCGCTGACACCTATTGGCGGTACATGCGAGATTGATTTTCCGCATCCTCGTGATTGTTTAAACATCATTTGTATCAGTTACGATAGCAACGACGATGACACAGATAGCGACAACGTATTTGATTGACACCATTGCGGAAGGGGCGTTAGACGTGGTGGCGACGGTAGTGTGTTGCGACGATTGCGAAACGGCGGCTTTTTTAGGTCACGTGGCGTGTTTGCGTCAGCCGTGGGATTGGACGTGCGCGCGAGCGGCGGCGTCGACGGGTCGTCTCGATTGTTTGAAATATTTGCACCAACGCGGTTGCGAATGGAATCATTTCGTGATGGCGGCCGCGGCACATGGCGGATTCATCGACTGTCTAGAGTACTGTATCGATCACGGATGTGCGATGGATCCTTTTGTGACGTATTGCGCGGCTCAAGCGCGTCGCGTCGACGTGTTGCACTACTTGCGTTCGCGCGGGTGCCCGTGGAATGCGGAAACGATGCGCGTTTGCGCCTACAATGACGATTTGGTCAGCGTTCGCTATTTGAGACGTCACAATTGCCCTATGCCCGACGATTGGAGCCGTGACGACGATTGCCCGTGGAATCTGATGACTCGCAACACTAGAAACAAGTGTAGAATGCTTCACGTCACGTCTCGCATGTATAAATGTCTTTTTAAAGATCCCGTTTCATTTTAATTAAATATACGTATAAATAGTGTCTGTGTAGTCGTATATATTTCTGTAGTGTTTGTAGTTTCATTTGGTGTGTGTGTGTACTGGGTAAGGCATCACATACTAAATGAAACTTTTTTGTTACCACACTGGATTGAATACACGATTTTTAACTGTATGTTTGACGGGTGGTGGAACGCTTACTTTGTCGACGTTATTGACGCCGACGTTCCGTCCTTGGACCGTTTTCAAAAAGACGGTGTCGGCTTTACTCATTTCCACGTGATCGGCCGTCATTTCCATACGATAGTCACCGACGAGCGTGCTATCGCCGTGAATGGCTAGCGAATCGACGAGTAGCGTGTAACCCAACGGGATGCGTATGCCGATAATGTCAATATGTTGATCACGCATGCGCGCCGCCATGACGAAACCTTTGGCATGTTTATCAACGGGACTCATGGCTTGTATGAAGGGATGTCGTTCGAGAAAGACTCCCTCTTTGGTCATGGCGTAGTCGTAATAGTTTTCAGCGAAATGGTAGCGAACCGAAAACATGGTTTTCTGGTTGTTTTGCGTGTCGTACGTGACGCGCGACGATTCGACGAGACGCACATTGTAGTCGATGTAGTTTCCCGGCCGGTCGGTAACGGGTACGACTAGATCGCTGTTGTTCAACACGAGCTTTCCGGCATTGGGAAAAAGACTGTCGTCAACGTTGCCCAATGAAGCGCTGAGCCACTGGACGTTGAGGCACGTGACGCATTCGGGTCGCACTATGGGCAATGTATCCACTGACGTCAACGGGTGGCGGTAGGGATCGACGCGACCGAAATACTCTAGAGGACCGATCATGGTGTCGTCGGGTGACGTGCCGCGCACAACGAGTAAATTCTTTAAATTGAGCAATAACCGGGTGGCGCACATGTCGTCGCCGATGGGTCGTGGTACGGTCTTGTAGTCGCGTCGCAGCACCGTTTCCACTCCGCATTTGAAACGAACGAATCGCATGTTTTTTATTATCACTACAGCCACGCTTGAGATGCCGTGCGCGAATTGAGAAAAAAATTCACTCGGTTAGAGATAAAAATTATCGTATCTCCAAGATTCGTAAAATGATTCAACAGCTAGCACTTGTTGTCTTTGCGTTTGGTGTTGTTCACGGAGCTATTCCTCGAAATATTCAAAATCATCAAATGGCAGCACTGGCAGCCGTTTCGACGCAACACTTGGGACACCAGGATGCGCTCAAAGTGATTATTCAAGAAAAACTGGACGCTTTCCACATGAAACTCGTCAAGAGCGTCTATACCGATGTCGGCGAATGGGTTCAATATTTCGAAAATTTCATTACGGCTAAAATATTGGATCACGAAATGTTGATGCAAAACCAAGTGGCCGATTTGGGCAGCATGTTTGAGAACACGTTGAAACTGTTTGGAAAAACGGTGAGCAAGTACGACGCCACGTTGGCTTTGTTGCAAGAATCGAGCGAAAAGATTTGGAAGTATCAGGAAAGGTACGAAACGCGGTGCGCTCGTAAATCGACGACCGATCGAACGCCTCGTCATCGTCACCGACAACACCAATCAGCGGAAGTAGTAGTACCAGAAGTAGCAGCCGCCGAAGCACCACCAGTAGCAATTTCTGCGAGCGGTGCCGAATTTGTCGACGTTGGCGGCGACTACGACGAAGCACTGGAAGCGTTCAACAACGCCACGGAATCCATCTACGTGCCAACTACGACGACCCGATCGACCATGTCTGAAGAAGTCAAGGCCGAAATCCGTCAATGGTTGAAACCTATTTTCGTTCAAGGTTAAAATTTTGTTTTTTTTAAAAAAGGTATTTTATGTTGTGTATTTTCCAAGTTTTTTTTACCTTGGAAAATTTAGCATGTGTGTAATAAAATGGAGTATGAAAATTTCATAGCCGACTACAGGAAATCCGTGTATTTCTATAAAGAATTTCAAGAGACGAAAACGAGTCGAGACATTTACAAGCATCAATCATTTTTGGCCACTTGGTTCGGCAACGTCTACAATGAAACGGATGAACTGTTGCTCTTTCACGAAATGGGAGCCGGCAAGACGTGCACGAGTATTCGCATCGCCGAACGACTGTTGACGTTGCATCCGCACGAGTATCGTGGCGTCATCGTCATCGCTCGAGGTCAAGGTTTGATCAACAATTTCGTCAACGAAATCGCCGAAAAATGCACCGACGACAAGTACAAAATCGCGCCGGCCACTTCGGCCGACGGCGAGTTCAACGAGAAACTCTTTCGCAGTCGCCAGCGCAAAAAAATCCACCAGACGTACACGTTTTTCACGTTTGAAATTCTGGCTAAAATGATCAAAGATTTACCCGACAAGGTGTTGATGCAACGTTTCGATTCGCACATCATCATCATCGACGAGGCGCACAACATTCGCGACAACGAGCACAACACTCATTTGAAAATCTACAACGAAATTCATCGCCTACTGCACGTGTTGCAGCATCGTAAAATCGTCTTGTTGACGGGCACGCCGATGAAAGACGGACCCGATGAATTGGCTGGCATCATGAATCTGATTTTACCTCTGGATCACCAAATGCCGGTGGGCAACGCGTTCACGACGACATTTTTCGACGAATCGCATCACGTCAAAAACGGAGAGCTGTTGAAATCGTATTTGAGACGACGCGTGTCCTTTGTCAAATCGGTCAACGTCGACGTGCCCAAAGTGTACATGGGTAAAGTGGTGGCTCCGTTAACGCACTTTAAATTGGTGTGTCTACCGATGCGCGAGGAACAGAACGCGGCGTACGAACGCGCTTGGCGCATGGACGCTCAGCACGTCAACGTGTACAACAACACGCGCCAAACGTCGCTGTACGTCGACGCCGAGGGCAAATGCGGAAAACAGGCCAAAGCCGTGGCTCTGTCCAAATTGGCCGACTATAGTTGCAAGTACGCTTTCGTCATCGATCGATTGGAAGAGGCTAGCGCCAAAGGTGAACTGAGTATGGTGTACAGCGATCTGATTCAAGGTTCGGGACTGTTGATGTTGGCCAAATTGTTGGATCAGCGAGGTTGGTCGTCGTCGCCGCGTCATCGTCGTTCGTACATTGTTCTGACGTCGTGCATCAGCGAAGCCAAAAAACAGCACTTGCTCGGTCTGTTCAACAGCGCCGAGAACGCCCGAGGCGAAATCATCAACGCTTTGCTAGGCAGTCGCGTCATCACCGAAGGTTTCACTTTGCGCAACGTCATTCACGAGCACATTTTGACGCCGCACTGGAATTACGGCGAAACGTCGCAAGTTATAGCTCGAGGTTGGCGCAACAGTCATCACGATTTAATCGCTATGGGTTTGCGACCGGTGGTTCACATATACCAGTACGCGGCCGTGGCGCGCACTTTTCCCAGCATCGATCTCATCATGTACAACATTAGCGAACAAAAAGATTTTCAAATCAATAAGATTGTTCAATTGGTCAAAGAATCGGCTTTCGATTGTTATCTGTTCAAGGAGCGCAACGAATGCGGCGACGACGGCGAACGCGATTGTCAGTATCGAGCGTGCAAGTTTACGTGCGACCAAGAGCCGCAAGGTGACGAAGCGTTTTCCATCACGCGCAACTACGATCTTCATTTCTACACGGGTTCCAAAGAATGGACTCGTCATTTCGAGTGGTTGCGTGACCTGTTTCGTCGTCGTTGGTGCGTTCCGTGGTCGGAATTCGAAAGTGCTACTCAGCCGCTGGACGTGACGCGCATGCAATTGGTTCAACTGATCAAGCACGTGGTCAACACGTACGTGGTGATGGTGAATCCTCGAGGCAACGCATCTCACGTTCGCTACGACGACACGGGTGTCTATTTGACGACGTTGTACGACCGAAAGCGAGCCAATTTCTACGACTACTTGTTGAGTAAATACGAATCGAAACCAATGCACACGACGGCGGCGTTGAGCATGTGCACGTATTTGCGACGCAATTTCGTGGCCGACGTGAAACGTTTTCAGAACGACAAGAATTTCTTGATCAATATGCCGACGTTTTTGCAGCGCATGTTGTTGAAAAACGTGTTGCGATTGAGGTGCACGCGACCCGAAGCGCACGTGGCTCTGCAGCGCACCGTGTGGTTGCACTACAAGTCGAGCGTGTACGAAGACGATCACCGTTTGGGCTACCATTTGCGTCGCGGCGATTCGTTTTGCGTGGACAAGAGAACGGGTTACGAGTGCGACACTCGGGTGGTGGACGATTATTTTCAAGCTCGAAAAGTACAGTTTGAAAATAACGAGTACGGATGCTACGGGCAGGAGAATCGCGATCTCGGTGAATTTTGCATCAAGATAACTGACAATGATAAAAGTAGTAGTAGGAGTAGTAGTAGTAAAAAAGGTGATGGTTGTAGCGGTGGTGCCGCCGCCGCCGCTGATCGACGTAAAATCAAGAGCGGTCGTCGCTGCGTCAATTGGCACAAATCCGAGCTGATTAAATTGATTGAAAATAAACTGAAATTTCCCGTAGATCACGCTCTGAGTCGCATTGAATTGTGTCGTCTCATTGAACTGTTTTTGAAATCCAAGAAACTGATTGAAAACGACGACACGTGCGGCACTCAGTACAAACGCAAATTGTTGGACGACGACGAAAATAACTAATTGTAACTGAGAGAGATCCATCGATATCGACCGTCGTACGCGTCTCTGACGGAAGCGTAGAGCGTGTTATCTATGCCGACGACGACGCGATTACGATGTTGTTCGGCGCTCTCTTCGGGTTCCATCATGTAATTGACCATTTATTTTTAGATTTGAATAGCTCTAAATTCTTCGAGTGAATAGGCGGCCATACATTCGCTACTGCAGAAATGAATGATTGGAAAATCGGTTTCGTACGTTTCGATAAAAACGGCGTCTTTGGCCTTGTGCTGACGACAGTGCATGCAGAGACGTTCGTGGAAGGCTAAATGTTTTTCAATGAGAAGGACCAACTGATTGACTTGGTCGTCATCGTCGGCGGCGATAATGTGAGCGTTATCGGTACTATTGGTGGTGGTTGTAGATGGCGGTTTGACGTACGTGTCGAGGAAACGCTGAAGAGCGCGTCGATCGAGATGCACTCGCGTGTACGGATTGACGCCACTTTCGTGTTCGATAATGTGAAACATTTGGCCGATAGAAAATCCGTAAATGTCGTTGCCGTCTTGCATGTAGACAATGTCCTCTTCGGCGACGTCGACGAGATGCGTGGCGTTTTTGCACACCGTTTTCCAGCTGGGTAATTGGACGAATTTAATTTTGGACGAAACCATTTTGGTCCTGCCGCCGTAATTCATTTTGACGCTGCTGTTGTTGACCAGTAGGGAATCGATGCATTCGCGTCGGGTTTCCACCCATTGATCGTACAATTGCCGGCTAACGTGCTGGAGAGTTTCGACCGGCGTGGCGGCATCGTTGTACAATTCTCCCAGTTTATCGTACTCGTTCATAAAGGGCAACATTTCAGGATTGTAGTACTTTTTTTTGAATCGTTTGACAAAGACACTTTCGTGGACGATCGACAGTTTGGGATTCAAAAATATAACGAATCGACACATTTCGTCGATGAATTGACGGCCTACGGTGAAGCGTTCGGCAAAGACGTTGATGACGCGCCGAACATAGTCGCAGTCCATGTCGAGACGACATTTGATGTAGCTCTTGAAAAACTGGCCGTACGTTTCGACGTCGACGTTGGCGTCGAGAATGCGTTGAATTTCATCGGTCCTGATGTTGTGCTTCCAATTGACGAGATACTGTTGCTGAGCGTTGAAAATCTCTTCGTTTTGTCGGAAAAGTCCGTACTGGGTGATGATGCCGACGATGAATCGGTATTCGACGTTTTTATGAACGACGGTGGTGACGTTTCCCTGTTGGGATTTACGTCGAGCGACGCTCTGCACGTCGAAATAGAACTTGTTGGCTCGATGATAGGTGTTTCCCTGATCGTCGCGAAGCGAGTCTTGCAAGATGATGAGCGATTCGGCGGCTAAATTTTGAACGCACAAATAAATGTCGTTGACCTTTTCTTTGAACCAAGGTAGGATGCGATAAAAGTCACGTATTTCGTTGAAAAATCCATCTTGATTGAAACGAACAGTTTCCGGCTGTCGTTTGGGTGTGTCGATGACATTTTTTTGCGAATCGAGACATTTGGTTTCCATCGTTTTATTGTTGTGTGCGCGCGCACACGAATCGCGGTATATATATATATAAAGTGCTACACGTGTGTGTGTGCCCCACAAAAAAATGCTAGACCTCTTACCGGAAGAAGTGTTGCGCCAAATAGCCGCGTATTTGTCGTACGTCGACTACAAGAATTTGTGGTACGTGATGCCGAGCGTGAGAAGCGAAACGAGACACGCGTTCGCCGAACGACTGAATGATTATTTTTCAACTATCGAAACTTTGGCTACAGCGTCGGAGTGTCCAGAGTCGACTACACAAAATCGGTTAACGGTGGAATAGTTTCGCGAGCGCCAAACAGTTGGTGATTGATGTAGAGAACGTGAAGACCGAGATCGGAGGGCGTGACGCGAAGACCGTAAAAATTGGCGTACGGTCCGGCTTTGGAGAGAACGCGCTGAGACACATCTTTGGTGCCGTCTGTGATGACGACGAGATCGAAAAGCGATCGCGACACGTGTCGTTCGGGCCACAGCGAGTACTCGTCTTCGTTGAGAAGAAACGAGCACCGATGTTTGGTCATGTTGAAGGGACGATTTTTCCATTTATAGAGACGAGACGACCATTTGATCTTGTACCACACGTAGACCCAGTACAAAATTGGATAGATAAAAGCTCTGAACAAGAGTGTGGCAGCCGACAGTAGAAGGAGAGCCAGAGTGTAATACAAACATCCTAGAATATCTATATCCATATTTTGTTTTTTGGAAATCTTTTGTTTAGCTGAATAAAAAATGGGTACGTCAATGTCACAGCCTCGGCGACAGACTATAGATCGACAACATTATGTGTACTACTATTGCATTGGCGGCTACTATTGTTTTTACCGTCCTTGTGTAGTGTGATTCATTTAATTCCAATTAAATGAATCGCAAATCATTGTCAGAATACGTTATTTTCGTCACAACGACTATCGTTCCAGCTACTGCAACCGAAAGAGTTGCGTTTCTCATACCATTTGTCTCTCTCATAGTTGTGTGTTTCTCTCAGTAAGCCATTGACACGTGAAACAACGTCACGAAATCATTCGGTCCATCTATGGAGATATCAAACACCGTGATGACGAGCACGGACAAACGCATCGACAAATATAACCCTTTGCAGGTGCCTAAAGTGCCCATCAAGGGTCACAACCAACTGTATCAAAAGAAAACCTCTACGGGTCAGAAAAGAACGGCAGTCTAGTCTGCCATATACAATCATCCACGACGACGATTTCCCCGCGCACGATTTCCTTTACGACCGCATCAACATCGACCTTACGCATGGTGGAAAAAGGAAAGAAAAGACCAATCCGAAACTTAATCCGAAACGGGATCGACGTACCACTGAGTGTGGAAAAAAAGAACAAAAAGTCCAACGACGACGTCTAGTAGCCAAAGAACCCGAAAAACTTTTCCTGTTGATAATCACCGCCTTGGATAATAAAAATCAACTAATTCTCGGTCGAAAGATTCGAAAGACAGTCACTCACGTATCTGAATGAATTCGATATCCCCCTCTGTCGCAAACAGCTCCACTAAACTGTAGATCCCATGAACACAACTAGTGCCATTTTACGAAATTAACAAATGTACTTCCATCTGAAATCATTGGAATCTCAATCCCAACTCTCTGTATCAGGTACACAAACAAAGTTGTGAAATGACCCACCCCTTAGAAACATTGGGGGAATGGAGAAATAACCACCCGATCTATCGCCGAGTGAAACCCACTATACAACAACCAACAAAGTTGCGTGTCATCAACCATGCCAGTGAATTACCAACACAGCAGTCCACATTTAGTTCTTTACATACTTTCGTAGTCTGTTGTCTCCTTTATTTTTTGACCTGGACGTAGTATACACCCACTACTTATTACTTTTGTAACCACACGTCACACCTTGAACGTGAAATGACCACACTCTTCTACCCCCAAGAGTTCAATTGCCTCCCTAGTTGGGGGTACCAATAAATTCAAATTCTCCATGATTTTTTAGTGTGATGGACGCGGCCATTTAAATTTGCCAAACAATTCCTTAAAACCAATGCAATCACGTGGCCTCGTACAACACATTAAAACAGCAACGCACAAAAAAGCCTGGCAGAATCCTCATCGCTCGAGCGTCTGATTCGTTACGTTCCAGCTTCACACACTGATAACGAATAACCAACAAATCAGACGGTCGAGTAATGACAAAGACACTGCCACGCCTTTTTCGCGCGTTGCTGTTCCAACGTGTTGTACGAGGCCACTTGATTGCATTGGTTTTAAGGAATTTTTTGACAGAATCAAATGGCCGCATACAGCACATTAAAAAAGCAACACAATCTATTCGAAAAATAACCCCTTTTGAAAAATCAATTTGCCATTTGAAGAACCTAATACACACAGTATCCCATATTATCATGTATTTAGACTTATTTGCGGCTGTTGAGAATTTTCTTTTGAAATTTACTCTTCATCGTGTGAACGTTGATGCGAGGATCGTAGCCGAAACGACGACCAAAGTACATCATGGCGTTGTAGCGACGGTGTTGGTGAGCGATGAGAGTGAGACTCGTTTTGGCTTCAAACTCGTCGAGAAAGTACATGAAAAACGACAAACTGATATTGTGCCTAATCATGCGCATATTGAAATCGGGTCGAGCCAATACGTTGGACAGAAAATCGATGGGATCGCCAAAGGAGCAGAGCGACAAACGATCGATGGAGCACGTCGACACGTCCGGTGACTGTTGCGTGTCGGGTAGACCGAGCCAGTGATAGACGGCAGCCGAACATTCGCTATAATCGATAATCGGGATGACCATGCGACGCATGATGATGTTGAGCGATCGAGCGTCGGTGCACGAACGCAAAATCGTTTTGCACGTGTCGACGTTTTCGATGAGCGGATAGTCGTGTTCGGCGACGAGCCGAGCCAGCATTTCGAATCGCATGCGACGCACCAACCAGTCGGCGACGCGAGCATCCCAGCCGTGCATTTTAGCTAGATAGACGCACGTGTCGTACGTGTCGACACACGTGTACGTCATCATGGGATGCTGACCCAAGAGAGACGAATTCAGGTACTCGACGCACGGTCGCGACTTGCGAGACAAATGGACGAGATAGCAAATCTCGAGATCGGTCAACAACGTTTTCGGCAAGAGGTACTCTAAAAAGGTGACGAGACGTTTTTTGGCGGCGCGCACGCACAAGTCGACGAGAACGCGATTGTCTTCGTGATGTTGCATCGCCAGTCCCTGGTGTAAACAGTGGACATGCTGGGTATCGAAACTAGCCACGAGTTTGACGGGTCGCTGACAGCACACGCT